AAATTAATTAAAAGAATAAATAATTTTAAAAAAATTAAAAATCCAATTTTTATAAGAATAGAAACATATTCATATAAAAATCGAGAAATATATATTAAGTATTGGGAAGAAATAATTAAAACTTTGAAAAAAAATTATAAAAATTTCAAAATTATTTTAATTAGTAAATTTAATCCAAATAAAAATGAAATAAAATGGTATCCATATAATGAATTTTCAAAAGAATGGCAAAATAATCATTTAGAATGGGAGAAAATTTTTTTAATGTATTAATAAAATCCAGTCCCGCCATTTAATAGGAACCACCGTAGACCTCCCACGTCAAATATAATATAGTTAGTTTAAAATGAAATAAGAAATTGAATTCTAATTATATATATTAAATAAAAATGACTTGTGAATATTTAAATTGCAAATTTAAGAAAAAAGGCAAAAGTGAATTTTGCGGAAGACATCAAAAACTAGGCAAAAAATTAAAAAATCCTGAACTTTATTGTACTAAAAAAAGTTGTGCTAATTTGAGAGCTGAAAATAGTAAAAGATGTCAAAAATGTATTGCTCAAAAACAAAAAAAAGAGGCAAGTAAAATTCCGTGTCAATATCCAAATTGTAAATTTAGCGTAAAACGAAAAAGTGAAAGTAATGAATTTTGTGGAAAACATATAAAACTTGGAGCAAAATTAAAAAATCCTGAACTTTATTGTACTAAAGATAATTGTGGTAATTTGAGAGTAGAAGGACACAAATCATGTGAAAAATGTCTTGATCAAAGTAGAAAATTTGAGGAAATTCGTAAAAAAAAGAGAAAACAAATTCCAAAAACAAAATGTCGATTATGTGAAAAGGAAATTGAAGATTTTACAACATTAAGTGGTAATAAACCAACTTTATGTAAATATCATTATGAATTAGAAACTTTAAGGGAAGAGCGACGACCAGAAAGGGATAGGAAAGAAGAATATAAAAAATATGATGAAAAAAGAATAGATTGTCCTGAAAGATTACAATGGAAATATGATTATGCTAGAAGTATTAAATATAAATTAATTGATTATAAATCGAAATGTAAAAATAGTGATGATCCATCAAAAATTTGGAAATTAACAGATGAATATGCTATGTTTTTATTTAAATCACCTTGTTATTATTGTGGAAAAGTTCCGCATGAAAAAAATTGGAATGGCATTGATAGAAAGAAAAATAACGAGTGTTATACAACAAAAAATTCAAGATCATGTTGTAAATTATGTAATATGATGAAAGAAACGTATGATGCGGATTTTTTTATCGAACATTGTAGAAATATAGCACGACATAATAATAACATATTAAATAATTAATTGTTTTTGATAAACCACCCAGCAATTAACCCGCCCAGACCAGACATTATACTAAAATTTTTAGCACATAACGTAAAAAATTTTTTAATAAGCCACCTAAATGGTTTATTAAAAAACGATAAAAGAATACTAAATCTATATCTTAACGATATCCTTCCATCATATACCTATGTATATTAATGGTTAATATCAATACAGATAACTTACCTATGTGAGAGTGAGAGTGAGAGTGAGAGAGAGATAAGTGTAATCTAATTACTTAAATTACCTCATATCTACACATAACCGAAGAAGAGGATTAATTATATGAATTCATGAGGAAATTCAAATAATAAGACCGAATAGTAAATTTGAAATAAGTGTCCATACCAGACATAATACTGGATACGCTTAATTAGAATATGCAAGCCCGCCCATTCCCGACATAATTCTAAGCACGTTATAATTAACGGCATATACTTTTACGACGGCATTAGTTGCGGTAACTGTGACATTAAGGGTAGCGTTGTCAATTCTGGACATGTTAGCGGTACCAGATGGTTGATGTTCAGCTGGTTTGAGAGCAAATGAGTATACGTTAATTCCTGCTGCTGGGGAAGATCCGAAGCATTGGTATGGTTGTACCCAGTTGAAGTATGATCCAGCTCTTTCTGCGAAACGGTCGTGTCCGTTAAGTTGTAATTTAGCTGCGGTAATATCAGTGTATGCGAAGTTGGCTGAAGCTGCTTCTTTGACTGCCCATACGAGACATTTGACTGGATGATTGAAATTAAGTTTGACTTTGTTGTTGGTTCCAGTGATAGATTCATCACCAGTGAATTGAAGTTGTTCAATTAGATATTCGTGGGAAGTTTGTGCGAATCTACGTCTTTCATCAGTATCAAGATATACATAATCGATGAAAAGAGAAGTATCTCCTAGGGATGCGGTAGATACACCAGTTGAACAATCAGCAAGAGCTGCGAATTCAATGTTAAATTTAACTTCGTGGTATTGTAGGGAGATAAGTGGGAGAGCAAGACCTGGGTTTCTGTTGAACCAGAATTGAAGTGGTACATATACGGTGTATGCTGATTTATCTGCGGAAGTTGTGGTTGCTGTGTTAGCGGTGACATCACCAATCATGTTGGCGTATGCTGCTGCTGCTCCTGATTCTTGAGTAAGTTGTTGCCAGATAGATAGCCAGTCTGAGTATTGTTTATCAACTCTTTGACCACCGATTTCTACTTCTACGGATTTGATAAGAGCATGTCCTACTTCTGGGGACCAAGCGAAACCGGAAGAATCAGCGGTTACTGCTGGGAGAGTTGCTTGAAGATAACAGTTGGTAATAAGATCACCATTTCTTGATACGGTTACTGTTACTTTTTTTCCAAAGTCTGGGGATCCATTGAAAGTTTGTTCAATAGATTCTACGGAGAAGTTTGTGTGTCTTCTGTAGACAACTTTGAAGAAAGTGATTTGAGGGTTACCTGTAAGGTAAATATCTTGTGCGCCATAAGCGACTAATTGCATTAATCCACCACCCATATTTATATGTTTGTTATAATATATGTAAAGAAAAAAATTTTGAGTTAAATAAAATTTAATTAATTAATTAATTAATTAAATAAAAACAAATTTAAATAATATATTATCAATTTGTGATGATAAATATATCAGTCTATGAACGACGGGGATAATAAATTTAAAAAATAAATATATGACTGAAATTAAATTATATATGTATATAAAGATATCTAAATATATAATTTAATCAAATTTTGTACACCCTATATATATTAATTTTTTTATTTCAAAATAAATTTAAAATAAATATTTAAAAATAACTCATCTAATTAATTTAAATTGAAACAAATTATACCATATATCCTTGTGATTGGATTAATGTAGTAATTTTAAAAAAAAGACTATGTTCAATTCCTCCAAAATCGTATAATCCACCATCATATTTTTTAAATTTAATAAAAAGTTGGTTTAATTTTCCGAGAGGTGGATTAAAAATTTTTTTTGTAATATATTCATTCATATTATAAAATCTAGTTTTATTTTTATCAGATGTTAATGTAATTTTAGCAAAAGAATTTGAAACACCATATCCTCTACCTTCCATATTTGATAAATTATCTATATGTAATAGAATATAGTTCTCCCCATTAATATTATATTGATTTTGTCCGGTATAGCTTGCTGACCCTGATAAATCATTTCTAATAAAACCTAAAATACTTCCTATACTTCGTTCTTTATATAAATAACGAGTGCTATCTTCATATTTTTCAGTATTACCTCTAAAAATAAGCGAAAAAATATTATCTCCCCCGGTTAAATTACTAGCAATAGACATTTTTCTGGAAGTTGTATCGACTGTAACTGTATATGTTGATTGACCGGCAGTGGTCATTTGTTCTCCAATAGTAGTAGCCAATTCACTTTCGGTATAATTGCCTTGAGGTATAGTAGCAGTATAGTATGTATTTGTAGAAGTTTGTGTATTTGTTTCAATAAAATGAATTTCATTATTGGATGCGTTAATAATATATCCAGAATGTGGAATTTCTGCTGAAATTAATTCAATTGATACTATATCTTTATAAACATTATTCAATTCAATTTCATATTGAGATGTACTTGAAAATAAATCATAATTTCTATCACGACTATCAATTACAACAAAATATTCTTTTGTAAGACCTTTATTTGCTTCTGCTAAATATTTTTTAAATATATCAGGTTGTTTAATAAGCATTTGTAAATTAGTAGGTTGTGGGGGTTCATTTAGAGCTATTTTTTGTTCAGCGGTTGGTAATTCTGAATATTGTGTATCTGCATCCATTCCGGGCAAAACTTTATCAAATTCTTCTATATTTTCTTCAATAATTGTTTCTAAATTATTTTCATTATTTTGATATTTTCTTTCAGAAAGTGCTTTCTCATAATCTTCTGATATTTTTGTATTATCTTCTCTATATTGGTCTTCAAATTGAGGATTTCGTCCTTTCATTTCTTTTAATGGTTGATCATTATTTCTTTCTTTTTGTATTTGTTCAAAATTATTTATTATATCACGATTGCTTCCCGGAAAAGATGTAGATGCGAATTGTGTATTTTGTCTAGATGGATGTTCAGATACATTACCAAAAGATCCGGTTTGTCTTGGTTGTATTTGCATATTTTTATTATCTCTTTCATTTCGTAATGGTTCTTTTGGAATATCAATTGAATTTTTATCAGGTGACATATCATTATGAATTTTTTTAATAATAATTTCTATTAATTCATTTATAGTAGTTCTATTTAATCCTTTAACATAATCTATAACTGAAGTTGTATTTTTTTTAGGTTCAGAATTATTGTAAATATGTTCCATAATTTTTACACATAATTCTTCTTCATCGTCACCAATTGAATAATCATATTCATTCATTAAGTGTTCATAAACTACACTTAATAGTACTTTATAGTTATTTTGTGAAAAGAAAACATTAAATATTTTATCAGACATATTGTACTTATATTATATAATATATCTAATATTATATCATTTTTATATACGAATGAATTAATTAATTATACTATAATAGTTTCTTTTGATGGTTCTGGTATTGAATTTTGTTCTAAATGTTGTATCATTGCATTTTGATTTCCTATATCGATGTCAGAATATATTTTTTGTTTAAGAGTTTGTATTTTAAATGTTAATGAATGTTCTAAGCCATGAAAATCGTAAAAATTATTACCAAATATTTTAAAATTTATAGTTAATTTAGATATATCAATTGTTGGGTGAAATCTTTTAATAATTGGATAAACTAGTAAATTTTTATAAAAAGTAGTTTTATTTTGATCGGAATCTAATAAAATTTTAGCAAAATCATCCTGACTATTATAATGAATTCCATCTATTAGACCACTTAATTCTGGTATTTCTAATAAAACATAATCTTCACTTTGAAATGTTATTCTATCATTTGAAGTATAATTATTTTGTCCAGAAAGGCTAACAGCATCAAATCCTAGAGTTCGCCCGATTGTGTATGTAATATATTTATTTCTAAATGAATCAATACCATAATTTTCTATACCATTACTAAATACTAAATTAAAAATATTATCTCCACCAGAAAGATCACTGTGTATTTTAATTTTTTCATCAGATGTAAATGATACGTTATATGTTGATTGCCCAGCTGTATTTAATGCGTTTTGAAGAGCACTAACTATAGTTTGAGATGTATAATTTCCAATAGGAATTTCAGCTTCATAATATGTTGAACTAGCAACTTGATCATTTTTTTCTTGAAAATGTAAAATATTATTGTAATATTCTATAAGATATCCTGATTTTGGTATTTCTGCTGTAATAAGTTCAACTGACACTACATTTGTATATATTTCATTTAAATTAATTGTATAATTATTTGAATTTGGGAAAATATCTGTATTTCTATCACGACTATCTATAGTAAAAAAATTATCAAGTGTTTTATCTTCTCCATAAATTTTTTTATGTAATTTATCAAAATGTTCTGGTTTACTAATAAGAATGTCAGTTTTATATTGTTTTGGAGCACTCAAATCAATTGGTTGATTTAATTTTTGTTTTTCAATATTTAATTTCTTATACATTTTTAGTGGATCAATATCATTTTTTATTCTAATATGATTATATATTTGTCTAGTTTCTAATTGTCTAGAAATTTTCTGGTTTATATCATCGCTAATAGAAACTGGTATTTGGTTGGGAATATTTTTTTTTATTTTTTCACTTTTTTTATTTTCATTTTGAATCATTTCATTCATAGTGATTTGTTTTTCTGTTTGAAAATTTAATTTAAAAACATCTTCTTTAATTGTATCTAAAATATTTTTAATAACAAACATATTAGCTTTTGTTTTTGACAAATTTGGATTAAATTTGTCATAAATTTGTTCCATTAATAAGTATATTTTTTCATCATAATCATTTACATTAATATTTATATTAAATTTTTTTTGAGAAAAATTAATTAAATAATTTGATATTAATTGATAGTTTTCAACACTTAAAAAATCTTCCATTATACTTTAACTATATAGATAATTACAATTAAATAATTTTAAATATATTTTTACAACTATATTAATTAGTTTTAAAAATACAATATTCGAATCAAAAATTTTATGAATTTATAGATTTTATTTTTTTTTGAAGATCATCATTTTGTTTTTTAGCATTAGCAAGTTTTTGAGATAAATCAGAAACTGATTTATAATATTCTGTTTCAAAATTTTCAAGAATAGATGAATCTTGTAAATCAGCAAAATCTTCACGATTATATTTACAAGCAATTATCATAAGTATAGCAAATAATAAAATAATAACACTTACATCTAATATTTTATTTAAAAACTTAGTCATTCTATTATATAATAAAACATTATAAAAAAATTACATATTAAATATATTTACAAATTTTTTTGAATTTCCTGAACAAATTCAAGGGCTCTTGCGGATCTATCTTGTGCAATTTTTGCCTGTTCTACAAGACTAGTAGCATAATCTATAACGCTTTTCATACAAGTTTTTTTGGATAATTTTCTAGCAGTTTCTGATTCAACAGCAGCTTCTACAGATAATCCTTGTGAAAGAACTCCTTCAGTTTGAATTTGAGCTTCTGTAGCAGCACTTTCTGTCTTTTGTTCTTTTTTCTTTTGTTTTTTCTCATCTTTTTTTTCATCTTCCCAAAAAGCTTCTGTAATTGTTCGTAATAAATCAAAATTTTCAATATTATCAAATGATTCTTGTTTTTTGGAAATGTTTAATACAGCAACTAAAATACCAATAACTATAATAACTAAACCAAATATTATCAAAGTTTTATTCATAATGTATATATAATATAATAAAATATTATATTTTTTATTTTGAGTTAAATTTAAGATATATAAAAAAAATCTCTTTATATTATAAAATTAATAATGAATAAAGCAAAAAGAATAGAAAATTCAAAACCTTTATGGACAGAAGATAATGATTTAGAAGATTATGTAGATATATACGGAGATAACTTATATAAACTTCGTTATTACATTTTCAAACATAGAGAAAATGTAAACATATATGAACCAGTATCTAAGTGTAAATCATTAGATAATAAGGAAACTTTACTTTTTGATAAATATATTTATGCTAGATTAGAAATTGATGGTAATTTTGAATGTTCAAATTATAGAAAGAATATAATTACAGAAGACTTATTATCAATAGGTCAATTTGAAACAAATTGTATAAAAACTATCGCAAATTTAATAAAAAGAGATAATCAAATTATGGAACATTGGAAAAGAACACTACATAAAGTAGAAACATCTTTGAAATATTGGATAACAGAAAGAATCCCTTCTGTATTAAAAAATGAAATATCTAGTAATGCATCAAAACATTATATAAGTATTAATGGAATAAAAGGAAAAAAAATTTATATGGATACATTAAAAAATGATTCTATATTAATAAAAAAATCAAAATTATCGTTCATATATTTACAAGAAGTTAGAAAATTATATAGTAAAATTTTAGGACAATTAAACAAATTTAGGACCTATAAAATGACATTATCAAAAAAAGAATTAAAAATTTGTTCTAATGATGAAATTATGTTAAAAGGACCATTTAAAAAATATTTTGATATATGGCCAAGTAAGATACAAATCGAGGAAGATATTGACTTAGAAAAATTTTTTGAAGATATATTATCAAATTTAGATATCCCAATCGAACTTACAACTAAAGAAGCAATTTCAAATAATGATATATATAATAGATATTTAAAATGGTTAAGTGATTATAAACAAACAATTTCTAGGAAAATTTCACAAGCAACTTTAGATACAATTTTACCAAAACATTATATCAATCTAGCTCGTAATGTATCTAAAGAAAACAAGAAAAAAAAAAATTTAGAATAATTACTTAATTAAATTTATATTTATATTATAATATAAGATGAGTAATCATTGTACAACAAAAGACGAAATCTGTAATTTATTAAAAGAATTAAAAAAAAACGAAACAAAAACTACTACTGATATTAGTAATATTTATAAAAATTTAGATGATATAATTAATTCTAATTCAAAAATAAGAAAAAGATTACGAAAATCTGTGACATCTGTCACAGAATACACTGGGGGTGGAAATAATGAGATAGAATTAGACGAAGATTTTGTTAAATGGATTAAAAGTATTCAAAAAAGATACAAAAAAGATAAAACTTGGTTAGAGGATTTTATAAATGAAATGAAATATGAAAAAATTAAAAATTTTAAAATACTTAAAAAAAATATAAATGATGATAATGAACTACTTCCTTATTTAATAAAAGAATTTGAAGTTGATTTTGAAGAATTATTAAATTATCCAAATCAACAAATAGATAGAAATTATTTAATTAAAGCCATAGAGAAAATAAATAGTAAATTTAATTTAGTAGAAAAAGAAGATATATATAGTATTTCAATAGAACAATTATATAAACATTTATCTTCATTAATTACAAAATATAAAGATAAAATTCCAGAAAAAGATATAAAAAAAATTTTACGAAATTTTGGTAAAGAAGATCATCTGGATTATCAGATGAAGATTCTTCGCCGAATTATAGAAAAAAAAATGAAAGATTATTTAAATTTCTTAATCTCTACTCAAAATTATCAGTTAAATAATAAAAGAAATTATTTAGAAAATTTAAAAGAACGTGTGTATAGTGATAATATTAAAAATTTTATTGAAAAAATATCAAACAAAATAAAACAAATTTATCATACAAAAAGCGAAGAAATATATGAAAATTTAAACAATAGTGGAATAGGTAAAAAATTTTTTAAAATTCTAACAAATGATGGTAAAATTGAAGTTAATGATATTGATTACAAATATTATGATATATTAGAAACTGTGATGAGAGATAATTATGAACAATATTTAATACATAATAATTCAATATCAGAAATACATAATAATACCTTACCAATTGGATTTATCGTAGAAAATATTAAAAATGGCCCTGATTCTCAATTTGCTTCAATAGTTAGTTGTTTAGATGATGATGATTTAATGGAAATAATTTCAAATAAATGCATCAAAAATAAAAATCCAAGTATTAAAAATTTTTGTAAAAATTTATCTAAAGTAAGAATAAATGCCAAAAATAATTATATTTCAAACTCTAAAGTAAATATTGCCCAACAAATAATAAGAGAATTAGTTTCTAATTTTGTCAAAGATTATATGAATTATAATCCTTATGTAATACATATTTTATCAATAGTAATGGAATATAAAGACTCATTACAATATAATCATTTGTCATTACCATTTATCAAACAAAAATATCATCCATTTTCGGGAAAAAATATGGGTTTACCTGATATAGAAGTAAAAAAAATAACAAATGAATTAAAATCTCTTATTACTCAAAGTGAGTATTTGAATCCTGATTATTTAGATAATTTGACACCAGTATATTGGGGTGATGAAATAACATGGAATATACTAGGTTTTATATTTTATAAATATTTTGGAATATTATTAATTTATATTTCTGGAACAAGTAAACAAATTCGGATAGGTAAATATATAAGTTGGTTTTCACATATTCAATTACATAAAAATACTAATTTAAAAGATAAAGCAAAATATGCTATATTTATGAGCGGTTCTCCAAGTACAAATGATAAAGGTATTCATTATAACTCAATGTATTATGTAAATAAGAAAAAAAAAATTAAATTATTTTCAATTGATAAAAAAAGTTCAGAATTTAAAAAATATCCAGATTTATTAAAAGATTTTATAGAGAATATTACATATTATTCTTAAGAATAAAGATATGATAATGCTCAATAGTTTTTATACTTCTTGTCTCAATTTTATTTTTGAAACATATAAACTTTTTATATCCAAAATAGTTAGTAATAATACTTTCTATTTCTATTTTTACTAGTTTATAATTTGGAGATATCCAAAGAATATGATGTGATATATTTTTTTCTATATCATATGGAAAACGATTTATTGTTATTTTATATCTTAAGTTATGTAAGATTGTATCGAGAATATAATTATCAATAGACACACCAATTTTTTTTTTATGTATATCATATTTTTTTTGAACTTTTTCTTTTCTTGGTAACGGAATATTTGGTGTAATAAAATGAAATTGTTTTAAATATTTCCAAGTAATTGTCATTATTTATTTTTTATTAATATATTTATATTCTAAAAAATAAATAAAAATTGAAAAAAATAGTAAATGAATATATAGTAATTTAGTATTGATATAATGACTAAAACTTTATGGTGTATTCGACACGGAACTGCTTTACATAATATTTTGTCTAGGCAAATTGGTGATAAAGCATATACAGATTATACTGATACTCCTTTAGTGGAAAAAGGAAAAGAAGAATCTTTAGAATTTGGAAAGAGATGGAAAAATTTAAAGAATATAGATATTGTATTTGTATCTCCTTTAACGCGAACTCTTCAAACTGCTACTAATATTTTTAATGGAACTGATAAAAAAATAATTGCAATAGAAGATATTCTTGAATTTCCTCAAGGCATGCATTATTGTAATAAACGTAAAAAAAAAAGTGAATTAATTAATCTTTTTCCTAATGTAGATTTTTCTCTTATTGATGAAAATCCTAAATATTGGCAGGATGATATTCAAGAAACTGTTTCTGAATTACAAAAAAGAATTCAAACATTTTTTGTTTTTACTAGAAAAAGAGATGAAAAAAATATTTGTATAGTTTCACATAGTTCATTTTTAAAAGTACTTTTATTTGGAGAAATTGGTAATTGGAATAACGGGTTAAAACATTGTTATCCTTACGAATATAAATTAGAGCATATTTAATGATATGTAAATCTAGTCTAATCGAGTGTTAGAGTTTTATAATATCAAAGATTAAATCGCACAATTGATATAATAAGGATAAAATCGCATATGATTTTAATTCAACTATAACTGGATAAAAAATATAAATCTTCAATATATTTTATAGAATTTATTGAAGATTTACTAAGTTTTTGATTATTTTCCGATAAGATTCAAACTGCTAAAAATTAAATAATAAAAGTAATTTTTTTTAACAAATAACGTTTTTTAATTTATTATTGAGTAAATTTTTCATATTTTTTACTTTCAAATTTTTAGTATTTTGATCAATATTTTTACAAACAATTTTAATATTTTGTTTGCCTTTAATCATTCCACCTTTATACAACATCAAAAGTTTTAATGCTTTTGATAATTCTGATTTATTTTTGTATTTTTTAGTATTCTCTATTCCCCATTTATGTGCGATTTTATTTAATTGTTTTCTTGTAAAATTTTTAAAAATATATGATGATGAATCTTTAGTCCATAAAGATTTTGAAGATTTTTTTCCACCAGTCATTTTATTAATTGGCATATTATTTGATTTAATTTTAAATTCAATTGGATTTGATAAAAATTTTAAAAAATCATCATTTTTAATTTTAGACGATTTAATTTGTTTGCTTAAATTGTTTCCTCCAATTTGTTCAGTTGTTTTAATTAATTTTTTTTTAAGAGTGGTTAATTCTTCTGCTACGTTTTTGGTAGTTCGTTGTTCGTTAGTCATATATCCTTGTACATCATCAACAGTAAGATTTAATTTATTAATAAGAGCATCCATTTTTTTTATAATTTCCCAATATTCATCAATTTTTTGTTTATTAAGACTTGTTTCTTTTAACATATTTATAACTTCTTGTTCATGTCCTTTTTCTTTGTTTTTCAAAATAGTTAAAGCCTGAGCCCATTTACTAATAGGTTTTTCCATTTTGTCTATATATGTTTGAAGTTTTTTGAATTTTTTTTGATGTTCATTAGACGTGTTTATTGCTTTTTTATTTTTCTCTAATAAATCTTCATTACTTCTTTTTAAATCGCTATATTTTGTTTGTAATTTTTGAGTATTTCTTAAATAATCATCTGTTAATTTTTCTTTAACTATGCTATAATTATTTAATAATGTTTTTACTTTTTCATATTCTCCACTAGTTTTTGTTAATATATTTTCATTTTCTTGCATTAGTTTATTCAACGCAGAATTTTGTTCAGTTAATTTTTGATCACCACTAAACAATTTTTGTTGAATTGTTGTTCCATCTTGTTGAATTGACTCTTGTAAAGAATTAGTCATAGTAATACTTATTATAAATTATTAAAAGATATATTTTTATATAAAAAGATTATACATTCAAAATTGGTGCTGATGATAATGATTGTGTATAAGGATTTTTTTTGAAAGCACTTAATAAAACTGGATTATTTCTTTGATTTTGGCAATATTGTTGTTTCATATTTGTTACCTTTGGTAATGTTCTACATCCATTTGTAAGATTTTTCTTAATTACCCATTTAGGATTTAATTTAATATTTCTAGATTCCATATTAATAATATCAGATCCTATAGCATTTTTTGGACCACTTTGTGTTGGATTTCTTCCTTTTAAAGTAAGTTCTTTTAGAGCATTAATTTCTGCATTATACATATTATCTCTATTAGTTTGTTCATTTGATCCAGAACCTGTTCCAACATAATTTTTAGTCATAACTGTTTGTTTAATAGTTTGTCGTGCTATATCATTTGGATCATATACAATTGATTTTTTGTTAGTTGCATTGGCTGTTCCTTCATAATTTTTATCTTCATATTGTTGTCTGATAGTTGTTTTAGCATTATCAGTATATTGATTTTGACTTCGTTTATTTCCTAAAGCATAACCTTGTTGATTTATATTTTTAGAAGTTTGTTGTCTAATAGTCTTTTTAGCTTTATCGGTATATTGATTTACAAGATTCTTATATGAATTGATATGACCAGTTTGATTAATATTATCACCAGTTTGTTCTCTAATAGTTTCTTTTATTCGTTCATCACTGTCATATACTATATGTTTTTTTCTAGAACCACTATAGTTAGCAGTAACATTTCTCTCAAGTAACATTTCTTTGCCAGTATGTGATGGTTTATCATTAGGATCATATACTGTTTGGTTTCCAACTTGACCGCTAATACCACCTGTAATATTTTTACCGACAAGTGTTTCTTTAATGGTATTTCTTGCTAAATCATTTGGATCATAAACTGTAAATTTATTTACTTGACCGCCAACTCCACCAGTAATATTTTTACCGACAAGTGTTTCTTTAACAGTATTTCTTGCTAAATCATTTGGATCATAAACTGTAAATTTATCAATTTGGCCACCAACACCACCAGTAACATTATGTCCAACGATTGTTTCTTTAAGAGTTGTTTTTGCTATATCATTTGGATTATAAATATAACTTTGTTTATCTTTAGGTGCTATATTAGAAACAGGAATACAAAATTGTGCTTTTGCTGGTGTTCTAGTTTTTCCTTTAACATATGATTCATCTGCACCACGGGCATTAGAAATTCCAAATTTGTAACTAGGTTTTTTACTAACTCTTTGTTTTCCAGCCATAGGTTTTTTAGAAACCAATGATTTTGCGTTTCCACTATATTGTTTTGATGTTCGTGAACGAGCGGTTCCATTATTAACAAAATTTTCTCTTTTACTTGATTTTGCCATACCTCCAAAGGTCTTCTTTTGTAAATTAGAGTGTTTATTTTCTGAAAATCTAGCTGGTTTTCTAGAAATAACTTTAGATTGTTTTCCTCTTTTAACGAATTTAACACCTTTAAGTATTCTTCCTTTATAAGAAACTTTTGGTTTAACTCTTAATTCATCAACAGTTTTGTATTTTGGTCTATATGAATCATGAAAACCATGTTTACTTTTTTCATTTACTTTTAATCCAACACCTGGACCAACTTTAATTTGTTCAAATGGTTTTTCATTTGGTTTTTTATCAGAAATCCAGTATCGTTCTAATCCTCTATCTTTTTGAACTTGATTACCAAAAATATTTTGTTTAACAGGTTTGAATAATCTTTTAACTTCTTTTTTATGTTTGTAACTAGGTTGAGCACCAGTAAAGTGTTCTAATTTAGTTCTATATAAATCTGGTTTCATATTTTGTTTTATTGAACCACCAAAGAAAGGTTCCATATTATTATGGAAAAATCCTGGTCTTTTTTGAGTATGTTGTGATTCTCGTTTAACTACAGGTTTCCATCCTTGTGTGTTACTAACATTTGATAATGGAATAATATCTTTTTCTTTTTGTATTATTTTTTGTTGTGATTGTTTAATAGGAACTCCAGAAGATTTTTTGATTGATACTGCTGGTCTTTGTTGTTTACTTTTTCTATTGTTAAACATTGGTGGAATAATATTAGTTTCTATAGGTTTTTTACTTTTTTTCCATAATTTATTAGCCATATTTTGTTCTTGTCGGCGTGCTTTTTTTACAGTATCAGAATTATATATTTCTTTTGAATTTGGTTTATCATGTTTAGAAACTTTTTTTCTTTTAATAGAAACTCTTTCTTCTCGCCCATCTTTATTTAAATAATACCCTATTCCAATGAGAGATGCTATTAAGTATACAGGAGTAGCCATTATAATATTTATATATATTATTAGATAATATAAAAATGATAAACACACAATTTAGATATTTATAATTAGAATATTTTAGTTATATTTTAATTATAAAAATTTGAATAAGATATATAATTTTGTTTATTTATATTTTATTTAAGTTGATTTACAGAAAACTTTATTTAATTTAAATGATTTATCATCTCTTCCATCAACTAATGTACATTGACAGTTCATTGCTGGTTTAGCTGCTTTGGCTTTTGGTAATCCGGCACTTTGATCAGTTGGGGTTGGAATTTGTGGAACATAATTGTCTCTGTTATATAATCTTGTATTGGCTCCAATATACATATTAGATCGAATTCTATTAAGTTGTTGTGGATTAAGACATTGGCTATGAAATCTGTCTACACTTTGTCCTCGTTTAAATTGTGGTGCTTCTAGACGAGTAGAGGTTGATTCTTGACTATTTTTACAAGATTCTGGATATTTTGGTGCATTTTTGAAATTACCTTTTACATAAGGAAATTTTTGTTTAGGATTATTAGACCATTTTCTTGTAGTTCCATATAAATCAGATTCAATATCAACAAGATCGTTGGTTTCGAAATTTTTAAAAACTCTACCAGCACGAACTCTTTGTTCTGGAGTTTCAGAAAAGCAGTGATCATCTCTAGAAAAGGCAAATGGTTGAATAGAATATTTACCTGGTTGAGTAGATTCATTTAATGAATGTTTATACGCATCGGTGTCATAAGTTAATCTTGAAAAGGACATTTTGACTATAATATATAATAATAAAAAGATATTTTATTTTCATTATTATATAAATTAATATAAAATTTATATTAAAAGAATTTTGACTGCTTATTTATTACTTGCCTTATAGAAAGTTTAAAAGTTTACCAACATTTTTTAATATCGCATTGTTTGAAATTAACTTTTTTCTTATATTTAATTAAATTAGTTGGGCAAGATTTTTGTTGTGGTGCTGATGCACATTTTGGACCACTACCGAGTTGGTTGCAAAATTTATTTTTCTTTTCTGGACAGTTGGTTAATTGTTTTCCAAGTCCAAAAAGTTCATTTTCAATATCTACAAGAGATGATTTAGAGTTGAAGGAATCAGTTGATACAGGGTTTCCTTGTAATACTCCTAAGTATTCTGTTCTACATTGATTTGCATTAATAAATCTATTTTTTTCAATTACATGAGACAAAACACTTGTACTTTGTGTTAAATCTTTTTGGTAGGCGCAATTATCATACTTATTATTGGTAAAAGCCATAGTACTATATATTATTTTAAAGATAATTATTTTTACTAATAGTGAAATAATAAAAAAAAATTAAATTATTTTTTGTAAAATTTTGATGATTTTCTTTGAAAATCTCTTGCTGAAATACCTTGTTTATCTGGAAAAAAGTGTGGTTTTGTAGGATTGCCTATATTTTGAGAACCAATTTGAAATTTGTTAATATTTAAAAATGGAATTTCATTTTTGGGCATAGGATGCATACGTCCTCCTGTAATTTTTTCCGCAAATCTATCTATTGGTTTTGGTTCAATATTGGAACGAGTCAGGTCACTATCTATATCGACATTACACGTAGGAATATATCCATCATTATAAGATAATTTTAAATAATTTGTTTCTTCTATTTTTTTATCTCCAATAATTCCGTTTTTTTTTCCACATTTTCTGAATGGTTTTATTGTATGATTATAAAAATCACTAGATAATTTATTATCACCATTCATTTTACATTGTTCCATATTAAATTTTGTATTAATAAGAACATAATTACTAACATTTTTATTTTGATAATCAAAATTAGCAAAATCATAACTTAATCCTATATCTTGTGCATCTATACACGTAGTTTCTTGAGTTTTTAATAATATTTGTTTATTAGTTTTAGATTTTGAATCTTTTTTACTCATTCTTTTATTCTATATATAATTAAATATAGAATAAAATAAATTGTTAGATAATAAACAGAAATATATTAAGAAGTTATAATATATTATAAGTATATATGAATAATAATATGAATAATAATATGAATAAACAATCTTTTCAAAGAGAAATTAATGGACTAAGTAATTTAGGAAATACGTGCTATATTAATTCTGTATTACAATCAATTTGTTTGAATGATGATTTATGTTTTTTTTTATTATCGGACAAATACAAAAAAAAAATGAAAGTTGTTGATAATAAATTTATGACAAATTTAACTCGTACTTTAAGGGCAATGTATGATGTTAAAAAAATAATTGCTCCTATAAGTTTAATAAAAACATTAGATAATGAAATTGATAATTTAAGTATTCATTCCCAACAAGATGCTATGGATATTTTAATGGCTATATTAGATAAAATTGATACTATATTATCTCGCGAGGTAAATGTCAAAATTAAACCATTACCAAATTGTGATGACATAACAATTAATTCAAAAAAAGAATGGAGCACTTTTCTTCAAAAAAATTATTCTGAAATAAAAAAATTTTATTATGGGCAATTATGTTCAATCACACATTGTGAGGAATGTTTAAATGAATCAATTATATATGAACCAACAGCACATATTCCTATATCTTTACCGTCATTAGAGCAAAATGAATCAACTAATATTTACGATTGTTTTAAAACGTTTAATGAAAATGAGAAATTAGAAGGTGAAAATCAATATTCATGTTCGAAATGTGACAAAAAAACTAATGCTTTAAAGAGAATGTCTATTAAAATTACACCATCTCATTTGGTAATTCAATTAAAAAGATTTTATTATACAAATAATTATCAAGGTTGTAAAATACATAATTTTGTAGATATTCCTTTTGATTTAGATATATCTAGTATTGTTTATGACGGAGAAAATAAAGATTGTAAGTATAAATTATACAGTGTAATAAATCATATAGGAAATTTTGGTGATGGTCATTATTTTACATTTTCAAAGGTAGCAAATAAATGGTATTGCTTTAATGATGAAAGTGTCCAAGAGATAGAACAAACTGCTGTTTCAAATAAATATGCTTATATACTTTTTTATAAAAAATGTAATTAATTAAAAAAAATAATAATTGCTGACACATTATCGGTAGAATATCTATTTTTAATTGAATGTATAACGAGACGCTTTGCTATATTTTTTTTTTCAATACCTTTAGTTAAATTATATCGAATAAATTGAATTATTTCATAATTAGTCATTACATCATACAAACCGTCTGATGCTATTACTAAATATTTATAATCTTTGGTTATTTTTCCTACTATGGTATCTGGGAAGGAGGTTAAACCTTTTTGTTTTAAAGCAATATCTCCCATTGACCGAGACATTGCTAATATTCCATTCAATCGTGAATTCATAACAAATCCATTATTTTGATATATTCTTTGTTTTTCATTATTATTATCTGGTTTATGATCAACTGATAATTGAATTATTTTATTACCTACTAGTCCAATAATACGAGAATCACCTGTATTGGCTACCGCAAATATTTTTGTTTGATTGTTAATGAAAAGACTACAGGCAGTACTTCCAGATTTTTTATTATTTTTAAGAAACATTTTATCGGCATATAAATATGTTTGAGTTAAAATATTTTTAATATTGACATATCTATTTTTTTCATATATTTTGATAAATATCTTATACAAATTTTTTTTTAAAAAGTTAGCACAAGATTTTCCTCCATGTCCATCTAATATCGAATAAAAACATATATTTTTATTACATTTTGCTATAAATCTATCCTCCATATATTCTCGTTTCCCTTGTTCTTGATGAATCGCAGTTGTATAGAATATTTTATATCTCCCAGCATTTAAATTTTCATTTGTTAATTGTAAAATTCTATTATATAAATCTTTTTTTGTACCTTGTGTAGATATATTTTTTTTTTTTAAAATATTTTTAAGTTCATTAAATTTCCAATCGTGTAATAAAACTTTTTTTTTAATATTATAATGATATTTAATATTTGAATACATTTCTTTATTTGTTAAATTTGTTTTTAGACCTAATGATTTACATATTTTTTGTAATTCTGTTTTCTTCCATGGTTTTCTTTTACTATTTGTCAATCTTATAAACAAACTACGTGTTATCATTATTAATCTAGTTACTATATACAAATAAATTATTATATCCTATTATTATATCACAAATTGATATCATAAATTAATGATTTTCTAAATTTAGACTTAATTGTAATATAAAAATTGAATATTAATATTAATTATAAATTAATACTAGTGATGTCAAAAAATAAATATAGTCAAATAAAATTTTGTGATAAAAAAGCTTCATCGCTTGATAATAATACATTGCGAGAAATATGTAAACAATTAAAGTTTAAATATACTTATAATTTAAAAAAACAAAAATTTGAAATTTTAACTAATTCAAATATTAATTGTTTAAAAGAAAATCCACATTTAGTATCATTTAATTTAAAAGGACACAATTTTTTACTATTTTTAACAACAATTAAAGGTAAAAAATATTGTTTATTTATTGAAAAAAAAAATAATGATAATATAAAAATATATTCTGTTAAATTTAGATTTGATATAGATTTATATAAGGGAACATTATTTGAAGGTATTTTAACAGTTAATAGCAAACAATGTTGGATTTATTTTATAAATGACATATTTTGTATGAATGGTGACAAAGTAAATAAAATACCTTTTAGTAAAAGATTAGAAAATATTTCTAATATTTTAAAGATGAAATATAAATATAATGATTTTTTGAATGTTTGTCACATTCAAATACAATCTTTTTTCTTGTATCATCATTTAGAAATGATTAAGAAAAATTCTGATAAACAAATAATCTTTCATCCAGAATATGGTACTCATAAATTTATATATTATATGAACAAAACACCTATTAAAGTAAATAATATAATTAATAGAGAAATGGTATTTGAAATACGATCAACTTATGTACCAGATGTATATGAATTATGGTGTTTTAAAAATAATAAACTTAGTAAAAATTCTATTGCAACTATATCTTCATTAAAAACTAGTTTATTTGTTAGGAAAATTTTTGAAGAACATAAAACAAAGGAACCGCTCTATGTTGTATGTAAATATAAACAAAAATTTAATATAAATGGATGGGTTCCAATTAGTTTATCAAATAATATTAAACCGGATACTTTATAATTGTGTTAAAATTATCATATATATATATTAATAAGAATTATAAAATGTCAGAACTCACAGACGAACAAGTTATGGCTTTAAATATTTTAATACAAGCTTTAATAAAAGGTAAAAGATTTAGATTATATAATGATAGAGAATGGAATATATTACAATCTATGTTAAAATATTTAGAATGGTAAATTATGTTATATTTTTAAATGCGTATATAAAAATATAAATAAATTATTATATATAATATATAGAATATGTCTACAGAAATTCCCAAATCCCTATCTCAAGAAGAAGCTTTACGAGTTCTTTTAGTTGCTGTCTTTAAAGCACAATCAAAAGGAGCATATACTTTTGAAGATTCTGTTGTTCTTTCAAAAGCATCTAGAACTTTACGTAAAGATGAAAATGGAGAACCAATCAAATCAAATATTCCAAATGAATTTGGACAAGAAGAAGCATTACGAATTTTAATTGGTGCAATTAAAAAAGGACAATCTAAAGGTGTTTATGATATAGATACAGCTTCAGCTCTTTCAAAAGCTGTAAGAACTTTTGTAATAAAAGAAGCACCATCTTCAACTCAAGAAACTTCAAAATTAGAAACTATTGTAGAAGATAATGAGGATAATGAGGATGGCACAATTGTTATTTAATTTAAACAATGCGTATATAAAAAGATATAAATATATAATAATTTTATATAATATATATATATACAAATGGCTACTCAACAAACTACAACCCAAATCCCTGAAACTTTAACTCAACAACAAGCTATTGGATTACTTGTTCAAGGAGTACAAATCGCACAACAACGAGGAGCATATAATTTAGAAGAAGCTGAATTAATTGCTATTGCTATTCGTGCTTTTAAACCAGCTGAAGAAAAAGCAGCAGAAAAACCAGCAGCACAACAACCAGCAACAGAAACCGCAACTACTACAGAAACTTCCGAATAAATTTTATAAACTATTAAAAATAACTATAATCTAAATTTATATAATTCATATTATAGTTAATTATTAGATAAAATCATAAAATATCATAAAATATCATACATGTAGGATTTCGTCTTTAGTTTTTTCTAAATAATCAATCAATAAATTAATATTAATAATATTATTATTTGTATTAAATTCTATATTATTCTTTTGATTATTTACTAATTTTTTTGCTTTTTCAGATACTTCATTAATTCTATATTGAAAATAATCATGAGTTAATGTATTTATATTAGAATATGTTTTAGAAAGTTCTAAATTTGTATTATCACCATATGTTAATACATCATCTGGAATAAATGATGTTATCATTGTTTTTCTATTATAGTTCTGTGCTGGCATTGCACAATGTGGCACAATGCCACCCTGTAATAAGTATGCATATCCTGCTTCAGGAAATTGTAGTTTAATAATCCCATCTAAAGTTCTAATATATGTTTCTCCACCAATTGCACTATTTTGACTTGGTATATCACTAAGCATCACAATACATACAAATGGCTGACTATCAACATGCCATCCAAATATTGGAATATTTTTCTCAGATATTGGTGATTGAATATTAATATGAGCTCGTTCTAATTTCATTGGATGCGGCTTTAAGGAAATATTAGAAATTTCAGAAATAAATGATATAAGTTCATTTGAATTCCACATATCGTTTACAAATGGAGAATAATTACATACTTCTCGTAATACCATTGGAGCAATTGAACTTGAATAAGTACAATTTCTTTGAATAATGTCATCATTTAATATTTCATTAACTATTGTTATTGCTTCAGGTGTTAAAAGACGAAATGGGTCACTTGCTCCGAAATTTGAAAATCCCTCTATTCCACAAAAACCGAATGATTCTAATGTGTGTATTTTTGGAAATTTATCTAAACAAAGATGTTTTTTAGTATTAAATTGTATTTTACAATTATTTGTATTTACAATTTGTGAAAATTTACGATTAGAAAAATTAAAAATTCGATTTGGGTGTCGAAATTTAGACATAATTATAATTATAATTATTACTATATCATAGTAAGAAAATATTTTTAATATAAAAATAGAAAATATTATAAAATTGTATGTAATATATCAGGATTTTTCATTTTGTAAGCAAGTTATAAAATATATAAAAAAATTGATTTTAAATAGTATTAATTAATTATAAATATGTCTAGTTCTAAACGAAGTAAAAAATACGTAAAAAAAACACATTACGAACATATTATTGATGTTCCTGATACATATATAGGAGGAATTGAATTAATAGAAGAAGAATTATATACTTTGGAAGAAAAAGATGAAAATATTAAAATGTTATACAAAAAAATTAATTATGTTCCTGGTTTAGAAAGGATATATGAAGAAATTTTGTTAAATGCATTTGATCAAACTGTTAGAGAAGGAACTGGTGTTTCAAAAATTAAAGTTGATATTAATCGTGAAACAGGTGAAATCTCTGTTTATAATGATGGTGAAGGAATTCCCGTAATAAAACACGAAGAATACGATGTTTGGATTCCGGCTATGATTTTTGGTGAACTTTTAACTTCATCAAATTATGATAAGAATCAAAAAAGAATTACTGGAGGTAAGAATGGTTATGGAGCAAAATTAACAAATATTTTTTCTACATCATTTAAAGTGGAAACTATTGATGGTAAAGAGAAAAAAAAATTTATAATGCAATTTGAAAATAATATGAAAGTTAAACATAAACCGAAAATTACAACAAATAGTTCTAAACCATATGTTAAAATTACATTTATACCAGATTTTCCTAAATTTGGATTAAGTGGATTTACAGATGATATATATAATTTAATGAGAAAGCGGGTATATGACATATCTGCTTGTTCAAATAAAAATGTAAATGTATATTTCAATGGTGAAAGAATCAAGGAAAAAACATTTGATCAATATGTAAATTTATATATTGGTGCTGATAAAACTGCTAAAAAAAGAGTTTATGAAGTATGTTCTGAACGTTGGGAAGTTGTCGCAACAATGAGTGATGAAACATTTGAACATGTTTCATTTGTTAATGGTATTTCTACAAAAATGGGAACACATGTTAATTACATTGAAGGACAATTAACTAGAAAATTGAAGGATATTATTTCTAAAAAAAATAAAAATATTAAAAATAGTTTTATTAAAAATAAAATTTCTTTATTTATAAAATGTTTTATTGAAAATCCTGTTTTTAATAGTCAATCTAAACAAGAACTTACTAGTAAAGTTAAAAAATTTGGTTCTACATGTACCTTATCTGATAAATTTATTAAATCTTTTTCAAAAACTGGTATTATCGAAGAAGTATTGAGCTTTGCTGAATATAAAGATGAAAGAAAGTTAAAGAAAACTGATGGTAAAAAGAAGGTTAGATTAACCGGTATCCCTAAACTAGAAGATGCTAATTGGGCTGGTGGTAAAAAATCAGATCAATGTAAACTTATATTAACAGAAGGAGATTCGGCAAAAACATTTGCAATCTCTGGTTTAACTGTTATTGGAAGAGATAAATATGGAATTTTCCCATTAAAAGGCAAACTTTTAAATGTAAGACAAGCGACTAAAGCTCAATTGTTAAAAAATGAAGAATTAACACATCTTAAACATATTATTGGATTAAAACAGGATTATAAATATAAAAGTTTAAAGGAAACACGTTATGGTGGTATTATTATTTTAACTGATCAAGATGTAGATGGTTCACATATTAAAGGCTTAGTTATGAATTGGATTCAGCACTTTTGGCCAGAATTAGTTACATTAGGTTTTTTAATATCTATGGCAACACCAATTGTTAAATGTTTTAAAGGAAAAAAAATAGAAGTTTTTTATACTGAAACAGAATATGATAGATGGAGAACTAAAAATAATGATGGTAAAGGTTGGAGAATTAAATATTACAAGGGTTTAGGTACAAGTTCAGGGAAAGAAGCAAAAGAATATTTTGAGGATATTGATACTAAACTTATTAAATATATTGATGATGATAGTACTAAAACTGCTATTAATTTAGCATTTGGTCCATCAAAAGAATTTTCTGATACTAGAAAACAGTGGTTATATAACTACGAACGGGAAAATATTATTGAACAATCACAAAAAAAAGTAACTATTAATGAATTTATTAATAGAGATTTGATTCATTTTTCAAATGCTGATAATATGAGATCTATTCCACATGTATTAGATGGATTAAAACCATCACAACGAAAAGTATTATTTTCGGCATTGAAAAAAAATCTTAAAAATGAAATTAAAGTTGCTCAATTTGCTGGTTATATATCAGAAAATTCAGCTTATCATCATGGTGAAGCGAGTTTAATGGGTGCTATTATAAATATGGCACAAAATTATATTGGTTCAAATAATATAAATTTATTAAATCCAAATGGTCAATTTGGTACCAGATATCAAAATGGTGATGACGCTGCTAGTCCGAGATATATATTTACTAATTTAAATGAAATAACATCTTACATTTTTAATAAAGATGATACACCAATTCTTAATCATTTAGCAGATGATGGTAAAATTATTGAACCTGAATTTTATGTTCCAATTGTTCCTATGATTCTAGTAAATGGAACTAAAGGAATTGGAACAGGATTTAGTACTGATGTTCAATCTCATAATTTAGGTGAAATTATAAAAGCATTAAAAGATAAAATTAAAGGTAAAACTCCAAAGAAGTTACATCCCTGGTATAGAGGTTATACGGGAGAAATATCTTATCTAGGTAATGATGATATAGATAATCATAAAGATAAAGGAAAATATCTAATTACAGGTAAATTTAATATATATGATGAAAAGAAATGTATTATTGAGGTTACTGAAATTCCAATTGGAGTTTCTACTGAAAAGTATAAAGCTGATTTAGAAAAGTTAATTCTAGATAATTCAAAGGATATTAAAGCAGCAGTTCGTAGAGCACAATGTATTACACATTTTGATAATTATTCAACTGAATCAAAGGTAAGATTTTTAGTTTATTTTGATAAAACAAAATTTGCTAAAATTTTAAAAAAACAAGATGGATTTATCAATGTTTTAAAATTATCAAAAACGCTTACTACAAATAATATGCATCTTTATAATCCACAAGGTGTGATTACAAAATATGAAACAACAAATGATATTTTGGATGAATATTATAATTTTAGATTAAATTTTTATAATACTCGGAAGCAAAATATGATAACATCTTTGGATAAATATCTTCGTATATTAGAAAATAAAGTAAGATTTATTAAAAAAGTAATCAATCTTACTATTAAAGTATTTAAAATGAAGATTGATAATGTTAGAGACCAATTAGAAAACAAAAAATTTGAAAAATTTGACATAAACAATTCTGGTAAAATATCTTATGATTATTTAACTAGTCTCCCTATTCATTCTCTTACTGAAGAAAAAATCATAGAATTAAAAGATTTAAGAGATAGTAAAAGAGAAGAATTAAAAATTTTAGAAGAAACTACAATTCAAGATATGTGGACATATGATTTAAATGATACCTTGGAATTGAATAAAAAATATAATAAAATTCTTCAAACTGAAAGAGATAATGAAACTATTCAAAAGACAAAGTCTCAAAAAAAATCACAAAGAAAGAAAAAAACATAATTTCGTTTTTTGTAAAATAAATTAAAAATAAAAACGAGTCCTTAATTTATTTTAATTAACGTTCAGAAATATATTGGCCAAAAACAGAACTTGGAATATGTTCTTTTTCAATGCTTTTTGTTTCTACAGATTTTTTTTTACAATTTTGATATTTTTTAATCCATTTTGTATAAACAAATTTATTATCTTCTTTTTTAAATAACATTGGATATTCTGTAAAATCTATAACCTGATTTACAAAACAACATCGTGGAATATTGCTCATATTTGATATATTAAGTCATAATTAACATAAATATTAAAAAAATCAATTTTTATATGACATATAACATAAAATTATTTTTAACGTAATTAATATACAGATTATTACAAATATAAAACCTAATACAATAAATATATAAGAATTTTGTTCATTCGGATCTACATGAGGGCCATCAGCATCTGTTCCGTTACCATATAAAACATCTAGTATATCAACATCGTGTTTATTAGGATATCTATTTGAATTATATATATCATAATCCATACACGTATCTAAATCACTTCCATCTTCACTCTGATGACCAATACCCACACCATGACCAATTTCGTGACATAATACTTGTTGCCATTGACGAGTGTTTAAAGAATAATGTAGATTAACCTTTGATATTGAACGTATAATATAGTCATCATTAGTAATCACTATCTCATTGAGACCATACCAATCATTATCGCCGTAATCATCATTAAATGATTTTATCATTGCTCCTTCGCATGCGGTTTTAACAAAAGTTAAATTTGTTGGTATATAAATTTTACCTGTTCCATCTTGCTTTTCGGGAATATGATTCCAATGATAAACAACATCTGCTAACATATTTGACCAATCAATATTACTTGTTGTATGGCAATCGCCAACTGAAACAACTAAATTTTCAGTTGTTTTTCTCCATTTAAAATTTTTCCAAAAATGATTTAAAAGTTGTCGGCTATTTTTATTTTTCTTATTAACTGGAAAACGATAAGTTATTTTTGTTAAATTTGTTTCTTTGTCATAATCTTGTTCGTGACATAAAACAATTGATTTGCATAAACAAAATAATGTTAAAATATTTAAAAACATGTTTAATAAGTTTTTTATTAAATTCTTATTAAATCGTTATAAAATCAATTTTAAAAATATTTATCCTGATTCTTCATATTTAGGAGCCAAACATAATTTTATTGAACCTAACGAAGCACATGTATAACGAATGATTAATGGGTAATCATTTTTAAGATACATTTCAATTGAGTTACATAAATTAGTACATTTACAGAAAGATATAAGATGTTTTGTTGAAAAAACACCTTGAACAATTTCTTCTGGATTTGCTTTAGTAAAACTAATACCATCCATAGTTTCTCCAATAATGGTTTCTTGCGTTGCGAAATCCCCAACGCAGCTAAACATTAATTTATTGCCATAACTCTTGATTTCAATTTCACTAGAAAGATTGTTCATATCTTTAACTATTTTTTGAAAATCGACCGATGGTAATGTAATAACTGAATCAAATGTTGTTGGGGGGACAACAATATTTTCTTCATCAATTTCCATCAAATTTAATTTATAATTAGTAACTGAGTTTTTTTCACCATTTTCTATTTTAATACCTAAAACACCTTGATTTCCACTATCTACGTATAAATTTAAAGTATCATCATTACCAATAGTTCGTATTAATTTAAATAAGTTAATCATATTTACACCTAAAACAATCGGTTGTTTACAATAATAAAATTCAAAATCATCTGATTGTAATCGTAAGTGTACTAATACAGTATGTGTCGAATCCATTTTCATTATTTTCATACCAGTTTCATCAAATTCCATATTGGCATCAGTCAAGATTTCTTTTAGAGCTTCAATCAATATGCGAAATGCTGAACTTTGGACAGTTTTGACATCTAAAATTTTTGACATTAGTTGTTATAATAATTATTATAAGTTAATTACTTAAATACTTTAACGAAAACTTCAAATATATTAAAAATATTTATTTCTGTTTATACTATATATTAATAATGAGCAATCGAACCAATAAATGTTATAAACCTTATTATATTAATGATGATTGTAAAGTAAAATCACAAAGCAAGTATATGGTTATTGAAAATATTAAAAAGAAAGAGTGTTCATCGTCAAAAAAATTTCATTGTCATTATAAAGCAACGGGGGAATTAGTATGTAAACCAAATATAATCGATATCCACGATTATATGAGAAAAAAAAATTCTATTGATGCGAATAAACAATATAAAGAAGTTTCTCAAGGTGGAATTCAAAAGGCACAATGTTTATATGATGCTTTTGGTAATTTAGTATGTGATATCAATAGTAATTATTAATAAATAAAAAATTGATTGTATATATAAAATAACAACAAAAATAAACATGAACATCATTGAACTATCTAAAAAATTATACTCAGAAAAACCAAAACCTGCCTGTACACAACGTATCTCTTTGATAGAAGGCCATTCATTAAATGAACAATTCGAAATTATTTCACTTGTGGTATTAGAAGGTTTAGAAAAAAAATTGGTATGTAACCCAGCATTTGATAAATGTGAAGATAAAAGAAAGTTTATTTTAAGAATGACTATATTGTTAAAATTATACTTAGCAAGTGTTGGTGTAAGATTAAATATAGAATTAGTATCAAAAAAAGATATTAAAGGTGTGAAATTAGTAAAATCACCGAACTTCTGGAAAATCAAAAAATATAAGATGGATTTAAATTGTTTATATAAACATTATAAAAACGGTAAAGAAACTATATTATATTATAATCCAAAGAGTAAATTAACATCAATTAATGATGGAATGATTATTGTAAAAATCGGAGGCAATTGTTTAAAAATCACATTTAAGCAATATTAATAAATTATACATAACTGGAGAATCTTGTAGTTGTATCATTGTGTAAATTATACCAGTATCTTCTTATAAAAAAATATAGAAATATAAAATTGAAACATTATTTTTTGTAAACATAAATATTTATAAAAAATGATGTTAATGGCTCAAAGAGAAGATAGAGATATTCCTTTATTACGGTTAGATGATTACGATGATGAAGAGGAAGAATTATCTCCATGTTTAATGAAATTATATAAAGTTTTTAATTGGTTTTCACTATTAGTGAGTACTTATTTGATTTCAAATAGTGTATTATTAAAATTCAAATATTTAAATTATATTGAATTGGATGATAGAATTCTTTATCCATTATTTGGTATTGGTGTTTTATATTTTATTTGTTCTTTACCTTCGTTGTATTGTTGTCTTAAAAGAGCGTGTATAAAATCATATTGTTTATATTTTATGTACGCATCATTTATTTTAGAAATTGGTTATGGAATTATTTTATATACACAAAAATCAGAATTATTTGAAAATTTTGGATTGAAAATATTTTTATTATCTTTAGGTTCTTTTCATTTAATTTATCTTAATTTTCTAACAGCATTAAAATATCAGAAGTGTTAAATATGAAAAGTAAATATCTAAAAAGATAATAAAGATGAATTATTATCAAATATTGGAAATTGATATTGATGCGAACGATGATTTGATTAAAAAAAATTTTAGACAATTATCTAAAAAGCATCACCCTGATAAAGGTGGCGATGAATTAATTTATAAAAAAATAACAGAGGCTTATAATGTGTTAGGAAACTTAGAAAAAAAGAAAGAATATGATAATTTATTATTTACTGTAAAACCTAAACAACAAACAATTATTTTAAGTGATGATGATGAAGAAGATGAAGAAGAAGATAATATAATACCGGAACAAACTTTTTTCCGGCAAAAACAGAGAAAAACTAATTACTTTCAAAAAAGAGATCCATTTGAAAATGTAATAAACAAATTTATGCAAGATAATCGCAATTATATAAATTTGGAAGATGATGATGATAATAAACAAGATGAAAAAATTAATATTTTATTAAAAAAATTATATAATAGTAATCATCTTAGTACTGAAACTCTTGAAATAATAAGCAATAATTTTCCATATAATATCTCACATATTACAAATTTATGGAAAAATATTTTACAAAAAGAAAAACAAACAATAAAAGAGGAAAAAAAAATATATAAAATATCTACACCAATCAGTAATTTAATAACAACAAATAAAAAAAAAATAGTAATAAATTATTCAAATGTGTGTACTAAATGTTTGGGGATATTTAAGTATTATAAATGTAGGGGTTGTTTAACCACATATAAAAAAAAAATGAATAAATGTTTAGAATGTCATACAATTTTGAAAACAATTTATTGTAAAAAATGTAAAGGAACAGGTAAATTAAATAAAAAATTATCATTTAATATTGCTTTACATATGATGGAAATAATACCTAAAAATTATAAAAATATTATGATACAAATAATTCCAAAAAAATGTGATAATTTTAATATTATAAATGATATTGATTTAAAGACAAAATATAATATTTCACTTTATGATTGTATTTTTGGAACTACTATAAAAATAAAATACTTTACTCAAAAGATATTAGTTATAAAAATTCCCCCTAGGGTTGATATTCACATACCATTTATAGTTAAAAATTATGGAATTTTTAATAAAACTGGAACTAAGCGTGGAAATTTATTAATTGAATTAGTACTTAAATATCCTCAAAATATTAATGAAAAATCCAAATTATTACTTAAGTCTTTATCATAAGAATAGATATAAGTATGTAATTAATATAATAAATATAATAATGAGTTCGTTTGGTCGTTTATATAAAGTAACAACATTTGGTGAATCACATTGTAATAGTGTTGGGGTAGTTATAGATGGATGTCCTTCTAATTTAGATTTAACAGAAGATGATATTCAATCTCAATTAGATAGAAGAAGACCTGGTCAGAGCAAAATTTCAACTGAACGAAAGGAAAACGATAAAGTAAAAATTCTTTCTGGTACAGAAAGAGGAAAAACTCTTGGAAGTCCAATTGGTGCTATTGTAAAGAATAGAGATATGAGACCAGAGGATTATAAATTTGATAAAAATAGTTATCTTGTTCGACCATCACACGCTGATTTAACATATCATTTGAAATATGGAATACATGCTTCTAGTGGTGGTGGAAGATCTAGTGCTCGTGAAACTATTGGAAGGGTAATAGCAGGAACAATTGCTGAAAAATGGATGTCTGAAAAATATAATATAGATATAGTAGCTTGGGTGAGTTCAGTTGGAAATATTAATTTTGACATATTTAATGATAAATATAAAAATTTGTATCAAACACTAAGTCGTCAAGATGTTGATAAATCAATTGTTCGTTGTCCTGATGAAAATATAGCTCAAGAAATGATTAAATATATTGAACAATTAAAAGAGGATGGTAATACAACTGGTGGAATTATTAGTTGTGTTTGTAGAAATGTTCCGCAAGGATTAGGGGAACCATGTTTTGATAAATTAGAGGCGAAATTAGCACATGCGATGTTATCAATTCCATCAACTAAGGGATTTGAGATTGGTTCTGGTTTTGCTGGAACAAAATTAACTGGTAAGGTTCATAATGATATTTTTATAAAAAAGGATAATAGAATTGGAACTATTACAAATAATAGTGGTGGTATCCAGGGTGGTATAACAAATGGGGAAGATATATATTTTAAAGTAGCATTTAAACCAGTATCAACAATTAAAATAACGCAACAAACGGTTGATTTATCTGGTATTTCTAAAACTTTAAAAGCAAAAGGTAGGCATGATCCATGTGTTGTTAATAGGGCAATTCCCATAGTAGAATCAATGGCAGCGATGGTAATAATGGATGCTATTTTAATACAAAAAATGAGAAATTAAAATCTTTATATAATATATAAAATATGATTAAAACATTTAACGAAATTTTCAACAATATATCTCCTTTTTTAACACCTCAATTTATTGCTGATATGATGGTTAAAACAGCACTTTTGTTTTATATATCATTTTATTTAAGTAAAATGATTGATAATTTATTCCCAGATGTTGATGAAACTAAGAGTACTCCAATGATTTGGATAGAATTATTAATACAGGGAGGTGTATGTGCTGTAGTAGCATTTTTATATAGAGCTATTTTAACCCAATTAGGAAATAAATTTGACTTTTTGGATGATGAAATGTCTGCTTTATCAACAAAAGGAGCTTCTTTAGTTGGTGGTATGTCTTTCCTTGGAATGCAAAAAAATTTAAAAGCAAAATATAAAATTTTAAAAGCAAAAGCATAAAAATTTACATAAGTTGTTTTACAATTTTAAACGATATATTGTTATATAAATTATATATAAAAATTGATTTAAAAATTAATTTTTATATATAAAATAAAATTGATTTTAGTTTTAATAAGTTAATTAATTATGGAAAATATTCAACCAACTCACGAATTTATTAAACAAGTGAATAAATATGAATCCGTTGTTGATGATAATATTACGTTAGATAGTAATACAACTTGGGAAATTGTACGTTCATATTTACAACAACATAGAGGAAAGCAATTAGTTGCTCATCAATTAGATTCGTATGATAATTTTATTGAGTATGATATACCGAATATAATTAAGGAACATAATCCGATTTTAATTACTAAATTATTTCAAGATAGTCGTTATTCTAAAATTCAATATCAAATAACTTTTGAAAAACCGAATATAAGTAATCCTATTACAACTGATAGTTCGGGTAGAGTAAAGAAGTTATATCCAGATGAAGCGAGAATACGGCACTTAACTTATTCGATGCCTTTAAGTATTGGTATAAAACAGACTGTTATTTATTATGATAATAATAACAATATAGTAAATAGAAGCAATACTTTTGCGAATAGAATAGTCGTAGGACATATCCCAATAATGGTTTGTTCAAAATATTGTTTAGTAACTCGTAATATACATAATTATAAAAATATAGGCGAATGTCGATACGATTTAGGTGGTTATTTTATTATAAATGGTAGTGAAAAGGTGATAGTTTCTCAAGAACGAATGTGTGATAATAGACTTTATATATTTAAAATGAGACAGACAAAATATTCACATATTTGTGAATGTCGTTCTAGTAAAAATATTAGTGATATTTATCATTTAATTCAAGTAAAAATTTTATCAAAAGATGGATTAAGTGGAAAATGTACATTAAAAGTTCGTATCCCTCATTTACGTGAAGATATACCAATATTTATTTTATTTCGTGCTTTGGGTTTTACATCAGATAAAGAAATTATTTCATTTATTACTGGAGACGTAATAGATAATGATTATATTGAATTATTGAAACCGTCTATTATAGAAGCGAATGATTTAATATTTCAGGAAAAGGAGATTGAAACACAGGAAGAAGCTTTAAAATATATAAATAATTATTTAACTACTAGATGTACTAATGTAACTGATTATATAAATCGTAGTCTTTTACCACATATTGGTGATAATCCAAAAAATAAGTGTTATTTTTTAGGTTATATGATAAAATGTTTATTAGATGGTATTTTAGATAAGCGATGTCTTTCTGATAGGGATCATTATTCAAATAAAAGAGTAGAGTTGCCTGGAACTTTATTATCACAAATATTTAGACGATTATATAATAAAATGTTAAAAGATTTAAAAGCATCTATTTATAAAGAGATTAGTACAAGTTGCGAAGTTAATATTACAAAATTAATAAAATCTTCGACAATTGAAAATGGATTTAAATTTGCTTTAGCAACGGGTAATTGGAATATAAAAGCAGGAGTAAATAAAAAAGTAGGTGTTGCTCAAGTATTAAATCGACTAACTTATTCAGCAACTCTTTCACATTTACGGCGTTTAAATACTCCAATTGATAGATCTGGTAAATTAGTCAAACCTCGTCAATTACATAATACACATGTTGGAATATTATGTCCAGCGGAAACACCAGAAGGGCAGTCAGTCGGCATAGTTAAAAATATGGCATTAACTGCTAATATAACAATTGGTTCTAGTATTGAACCAATTAAGCAAATTTTATTTGATAGTGATTTAATAAAACTTCAAGATTTAAAATATAGTGATTTAAATAACACTACTAAAATTTTATTAAATGGAGATTGGGTTGGTTCTCACACAGAACCAATAAAAATTATTAAAAAATTACGTAATCTACGAAGAAGGGCGGAAATTGATTATCAGAGTTCAATTGTTTTTGATACAAATTCAAATGAAATTATTATTAATACTGATACTGGTCGTTGTAGTAGGCCATTATATGTAGTTGGTGATGATAATAAGTTATTAATTAAAAATGAACATATGAAAAAAATAGTTTCAGGAGAGTGGTCTTGGAAACATTTAATTCGTTTTGGTTTAGTTGAATATATTGATGTTGAAGAAATGGAACTTTGTATGGTTGCAATGAATATTTCTGATTTAGAAGGTGCTGAAATTAAATATACTCATTGTGAAATTCATCCAAGTTTAATGTTAGGAATTTGTGCTTCAATGATTCCATTTCCGGATCATAATCAATCTCCGAGAAATACTTATCAATCAGCTATGGGTATCGTGTTTGCCCAATAAGATTAGGTTAGTCGCAAGGCTAATAGAGTTATTATAAGCTAGCTACCTTTTGAAAAGAAGGTCATTTAATAAGACTTATAATAACGAATTCATGTAAATGAATACCTAAATCTTAGTCCGTCTATCTGTCTATAAATCCCTATAAGATGTATATCGAAATGGGTGTGACATAAAAAGATAGATCCTATGCCCTCGACAGGGGGAAGGCATCTTACAAAAGATGGAGGCAAGATAAGTGAAAACGGTCAAGGTCCTTTATTTCAGGAATTAGACCGTCGGTATTATACAATATCGCTACAGACTGGGTCACTTATCGGTGTCTAATAGATTAATCTATTAGATGCTTAATGTACAGTCGGGACGACACTCTAATTTATTAGAGAACAACCTTTCAGAGTAATTATATAGAAACCATATATACCTTCCTAAAATTTAGATGGTATTTATGGGGGAATATATAATAACTATGACGAAAGGCTTATTACCATATAAGAAATAAATATTTTAAATTGGTAATTTGTCGTATTGAAACAGGCTATGGGTGTAAGTTGTACTACATTTTTAAATCGTGTAGATACATTGTGTCATTTTCTTCATTATCCTCAAAAACCATTAGTAACTACAAAAGTTTCAGATATATTAAATTTAAATGAATTACCAGCCGGTGAAAACGTTATTGTTGCTATTGCTTGTTATTCAGGATATAATCAGGAAGATTCCTTAATAATGAATCAATCGTCAATTGATAGAGGTCTTTTTAATTCAACATTTTATAGAACATATAGAACAGAAGAACGTAAAAATTTATCAACTATGGCTGAAGAAAAATTTTGTAGACCGGATAAATCTGAATGTTCTGGATTAAGACATGGTTCTTATGATAATTTAAATGAAAATGGTCTTGTAAAAATTGGAACAGTAGTATCAGGAGATGATGTAATTATTGGTAAGAAGACACCAATAATGAATATTCCTTCAAGGTCAAAGAAAAATGTTTCATATAAAGATAATAGTATTTCCCTTCGTTCAAATGAATCTGGAATAGTAGATAGAGTAATTTTAACTACAAATACAGATGGATATCGTTTAGCTAAAGTTAGAGTTAGATCTCATAGGATTCCACAGGTGGGAGATAAATTTTCCTCTCGACACGGACAGAAAGGAACAATTGGTATGGTTTATCGTGCTGAAGATATGCCTTTTACAGAAGATGGAATTACACCTGATATTATTATTAATCCAGCGTGTATTCCTTCGCGTATGACAATTGGTCAATTATTAGAATGTACTTTAAGTAAAAGAGGTGCTATTGAGGGAAGAAGATATGACGGAACACCATTTAATAGATTAAATGTGGATGAAATTTGTGATGAGTTCAAAAAATATGGATTTAATAGAAAAGGAACTGAAGTATTATATAATGGTCAAACTGGTGAAAGAATTCAAACCGAAATTTTTATCGGACCAACATTTTATCAACGACTGAAACATATGGTGAAAGATAAAATACATTGCGCGACATTAGACCACGATGTTTTAACGATAGATGGTTGGAAAAACCACGAAACATTAAAAATGGAAGATAAAATAGCAACATTAAAAGATGGTCAATTAGTATATGAAAAACCATTAAATATATTTTATTATCCAGATTACAAAGGTAAAATGTATAGAATAAAAAATCAAAATATTGATTTGAATGTAACTGCTAATCATAGAATGTGGGTATCAAGAATATACAGTAGAAAACATATTTGGTTACCTCATAAATTTGAATTAGCTGAAGATATTGTTGGAAAACGTAGAAAATATTTAAAAAATGCGGAATGGAATTGTGATGATTATCAATTTGTTTTACCAGCAATTACTGATGATAATAACAAATATCACGAAGAAAAAAGACCTGATATGGATTCGTGGATTACATTCTTTGGAATTTGGATTGCGGAAGGATGTTCTAAAATAACATATGGAACAGAAATTTGTGTTCATAAACAGAGAGTAAAAGATGTATTATATAAAGCAGTAGAAAATATGGGATATCGTTATCATGTGTGTAATAATGTATTAGGAATATATAATAAACAATTGGCTAAATATATGGAAAAATTATCATTAGGTGCTCCAAATAAATATTTACCAGATTGGGTATGGAAATTAAGTAAAACACAATCTCAATTACTAATTCATTCAATGCAGTTGGGTGATGGTTGTTGGAATAAAAATACTACTGCTTCGCGATATTATACAAGTTCAGATAAATTAGCGAATCAATTTATGCAGTTATGTTTACATGCTGGTTGGAGTAGTAATAAATTGTTACATTCGAAGGCATATGCGAATAAAGTTATGATAAGAGGAAAAGAAGTTGTTAACAAACATGACATATGGAATTGTAGTGTAATAAAAAGTAAAAATTGTCCGGAAGTAAATCATGGACATACAAAAAGGCAAAAAATTCAAGAAGAAGAATTATATGATTATGAAGGTCCAGTATATTGTGTAGAAGTTCCATCGGGTGTGTTTTATACAAGACGAAATGGTAAAGCATGTTGGACAGGAAATTCGCGTTCGACCGGTCCAGTTCAGAATTTAACGAGACAACCGGCTGAAGGAAGAAGTAGAGATGGAGGTTTAAGATTAGGTGAAATGGAGGTAGATTGTTTATTATCACATGGAACATCTGGATTTTTAAAGGAAAGAATATTTGAGTGTTCGGATATGTATAATGCTTATGTATGTAATCAATGTGGTTTATTAGCCACTGTTAATCCCCAAAAGAATGTATATATATGTCATTCTTGTGGAAATACAAATAATTTTTCAAAAATAAATTTACCTTTTGCTTCAAAATTATTGTGGCAAGAGTTGTATAGTTTAGGTATTGTTCCTAGAATTATAACATAAAATAATTATAATCCTACATTCTTTTCATCTTCGAGCGTATTATTATATAATGTGGAAAATTGTGAATGTAATGACAGAGGTGTAGCATCATCAATATCTAGAACAAGATTATTATTTTCTTGAACTAAAATCGGTTCGATTTCATTATTAGTATTAGTTATTGGTCGACCATGTTTATCTTTCTCATCTTTGTAATAATATACAAGTGATGCAACAATTAACATAACAAAAGCATACCAATCGGCAACAGTAACTGGGGAAGCGGATATACCAGCTAGTTGTGGAAAACTAGCTAAATATGATGTAATAGGTGTTTTAAGAGTTCTAATAATAATAAATAAAACTGCTGAACCTTCTTGAATAATAAGAAACATTAAAATATTAGAAATTGTAGAAATAAAATTAAATAACATAAACCACAAAAATGCATCTTGACATTCATCACCTGGATTACTATTAATTCCAGCAAATTGGCATTTAAATGCTTCTGACATATGTTTTGGAAAATTACTAAAAGTAAGAGTATGACTAGATAATATAGTAATTGGTAAAAATAAAAATCCAATTAATAATTGATAGAAACATATCCAAGAATTCATCCACCAAACACTAACATCGACTTCTTTTAATCTCTTTTCTTTATAAACATATGAGGCTGTTCCTGGAATAATTGAAGACATATATATGAACATCCAACCAATATGTAAGCTTACGTCGTGTTCCATAAAATTTGGAATAAAAGATACTAATATACCATATAATGTTAAAAATATACCAAGATAATGAGATGGATAATATCTTCTTCCTAGAAAAATAAATGATGAAAGTGCTACTAGTGGTAAATTTACTTTATCAACAATTGACATAATAACTACACTTAAATATGGAATAGGAATTGTAGCTAATAATGCGTTAAGTCCATCGAATGATGCTATTGCTATCATATCCTTACGGGATACTTTATTATTTTCAGTCATATCTAATTTATTAATCAAGTGTAAATAAAGTGTTGGGATATAAAAAAAAATTAATCCAAATAAAGGAAATAATATAGATCCTGATATTACTGTATAATTATTCATTGAATTTATCCACCTAACATTTAACAAATAATCTATACTAGTAAATGCTAATAATAAAATTAAGTATAGTGTTAGTTTTCCAAATTTAAATGAAATATTATTACTGAACCAATCTTTAATATAATTTAATCTGATATTCAACATTAATAATAAGAGTTTTATTACATATCAATGTGTTTATTTACTTAATATAGGTTTCAAAAAAATATTAATATATGATATATATATAATATAGAGTTATAATGAGTTTAGATTCAAATGATACATCAGAAAATATATTACAAGATATTGATAATTATGTCAATTTAATTAATGTTAAATTAACGGAATATAAAGAAAAGTTAGAAACAAATTATAAGATGGATTTGATAAAGGTAAATAAAAAAATGGAAAATTTAAATAAACAAAAAGACTTTTATAAAAATCAAGTTTCAAATTTAACAAATGATAAAAAATCATTAATTAAAATTAGAGATGATTTAGTCAAACAATTGGAAACTTATAAACAACAATTAGATGATGTTAAAAATAAAAAGAAAAAAAAGTTAGGAAAAACCATAATATCAAAAAAAATAACTAAACGAATAGAGTCTTTAAATTTTCAAATTGAAAATATAACAAAGGAAATAGATGAAAATAATAAAAAGATAAAAACTTTAAAATCTGATGAGCAAATAAATCAAATTAAAAACATTAATAAAAAACTAATGGAACGAAGAGGTGAATTAAAAAAAGAAATAGATTTATATGATGATATAATAAATTTACCATCATTCGGAAAAAAACAATGTAAAATTGGATATGGCATGAATCCTAAAACTAAACGATGTGTTAAATTAACTGGTAAGCTTGGTAAAAAATTAATTGCACAAGGATTGATTGCTGTTTGTGAAAAAGATCAAATATATAATCCATCTACAAATAAATGTGTTAAAAGAAGTGGAAGGCAAGGTAAAAAAATATTAGCAAGAATTGGTGTTAGAGATAATAAAAATCTTTTGGGAGATTATTATAAAAGTCAGCAACGAATTTTAGAAGAAATAAATGAAAGAGTAAAAAGAGTTGAACTAACTTTGGATGAATGTCGTACTATTAATCGTAATTTAAACAAAGAAATTACAGATTTAAAAGTAGAAAAGCAAGATATTGATTTAAAATACACGGAAAAAAATAAACAAATTACAAAACAACTTTTATTAAATTAAAATTCAATAAATATTATAATATAATCATATTATATATTTTAAATATATAATATGACTACTAATAAATGTGTATCTCGGGATAAATTATTAAAGAAACTAAAAACATGGTTTGTAAAAAATAAAGGAAAAACAAAAATAACGATAGTTATTTCTGGGAAAGAATGTGCTTCAAACGCAACGGCTAATGTTAAATTAAATGATAATAATAACGTAATATCAATACCAAAATCATTATTGATAGTAGCCGATGATGTATATCACTTACCTATATGGAATACTAATATTAGATATAGTAATATTAATAATAAATCTAAATTAGCTATTGCTGTATTATGGCATAAAAATAAGGGTACAAAAAGTTTTTTCAATCATTATATAAATATATTACCAAAAAATTTGAAACATATTCCAATATTTTGGACAAAAAAGATTAAAAATTTGGTAGAAAATACGTATTTTGGTTTATTATTACAAAATCGGAAGATAGAATTAGATAATGAATACAATGATGTTAAAAAATGTTTAAATGGTAAATTAAAAATAACAAAAAAAGAGTTCATGTGGGCAAGGCATATAGTTGGATCTCGTAATTTTGGAATTATGATAAATGGTATATCTAAAAATATTTTAGCTCCTTTTGGAGATATGTTAAATCATTCAGATACTAATAATGTATCATGGTCATTTAATGATAATTCAAATGCTTTTGAATTTAAATCCAATCGAATTATTTTGAAAAATGAAATAATTAATATAACATATGGAAAAACAAAAATGGATTACTATGTATTATTATATTATGGTTTTTTTCCACAACGTAATAGACAGATTATATTTGATGGCTATGTTCTTTCAAATATTAAACAAAACTTGCCAAAAAGTGTACAAAAAAAAATAAAAAAGCATTTAGATAGTTTTCCAACAACACTGGAACAAGATATAAAAACATACAAGACAATGAATACATCTAAAGAATCTAATTTAATCGTTGCTACAAAAGTGCTTATCAATGAGAAAGAAATATTAAATTTACATATTTAGAATTTTATTGATACAATGTTCTTTTCAAATTATTATAAGTTGCCAATATCTATCTTAATAATTATTAGTAACTTATAATCTTGAAAAATTTTCATTTAAATTTCTTTGATATCTTTGATTTCTTTGATTTTGTTGTAAATTAGTTTGATTTCCTTGATTCTCCTTTTTTTTACAAGAATTATAAGTAAGCATTGTAAAATGAGCACTCATTGTAATTAATAAAAAAATTGTTAAACTTATAATTAAACAACAAATTGGATGTGATGCTAATGTAAATTTTATATCATCTAATGCTAAACTTTCAATAGTTAGTTGATCTACGATAATTGGGGGGACCGACATATTTATTTTAATATATAAATGTCTTTGTGTTTTAATCTTTAACTTTAATTTAATAAAAAATTAAATGAAACTTAAGTTTTATGATGTTAGAAGCTTATTTAGTATATTCACATATCAGGAGTTTTTTAAAAAAATTATCTATCGTAGATACAAAAGCACAAGATGTTAAAACAACTAATGACAATGGAATATTCATCATTTGTTGTAAAATTTCTATTTTGGTTACAAAATGGTTTCATGTAAATAAAAATAAAAATTAAACAACAAATTGGATGTGATTCTAATGTAAATTTTATATCATCTACTGCTAAATTTTCAATAGTTAGTTGATATACGATAATTGGGTTCGAACGGAATAGTTATAGCCGTCTTATATCATTTTGTAAATAAATATCTTCTAATAAAACATTTTTTGATTTATTTCTTATTTTCATACATATTGTATATGACAATATTGAAAAGAAGATTATCATAGTTAAAAATAAAATTGTTGTTAAAATATACATGAATAAAAAACTTGGATATTGTGATAAATTTTTAACTCCATCTAATGTAAATTCTTGTATTGTGACATTCTGAATTACTACTGGCCAGCCTAATGGTGAACTACTATTCAAACTCATTATTAATTAAATATTTGGTAATATTTAATTAATAATATTTATTATTTAACAAATTTTTATTTAACTATTATAATACGCATTGATTGTATTATTAACAAAATCACGATATACTTTTACATTCTTTAGCCTACTTTCTAATGTTGGTACTCCTTCTGGTAAAAAAGGGGTATTTACTACATTTTTATAAGGTAAAGAAAAATCAGGTAATATTAAAGGTTGGTCGGGAAAACAATCTAAAAACATAGCAAATTGTTCGCGAGTAATTTTTGAATTAATACATGACCGAACACAATGAGGAGTTGCTCTTAAATGTCCTCCACTTAATAATTGAAACATTTCTCCAAGTTGGACGCCAAAACAATTTTCTGGAATATCAACTTTTACAACATTTCCATTTCTTGATTTTATATAAAGACCACATTCATCTGGTTTTTTAATTTTATTACCATTTAAATCTAAAAATAAAGGTGATGGTAATACAGTAATACTACCATGATCTAAATGCCATCCACATAAACCATCTTGCTGACAATTATATTTTTTTTCTCTTGGAAAATAATGTAATAATCTTCCTTTATAAGTTTTAGATTTTTTTATCATATTATAGAATGTATTTTCTTTATGAATATTGTCAGAAATTTTCTGTAAATATTTATCAAGATGATTACATACTGATAATCCAATATTCAATTGGATTTGACCCAATTCTTTAAATGCAAATTCAAATTCAGGTAAAATATCTTTAGGCCAAATATTATTACCATAAGTTCCAGGATATTCTTTTTTCAGTTTATCATCATCTGTAATTGAATCATATATAGGATTTGCATAATAAGAACCTTTAGCAATATCGGGAACACCGCCTTTCATTTTTTCTTTACCATGACTCCATCCGAAAGAAAAATTACTTTCGGCATGTACATATTTTTCTTTTGTTTTTTCAGGTAAATTAGCAAAAATTTGTGATAATGTTAATAATTTATTTTTTTTATCACCTAAATTTGGGTAATCAGTTATCAAAATTATCCCAAGTCCATTTTGTCCATAAGCTTGCTTAATTGTATTTGTTAAATCCTTATCAGATAATAAGTCACTATAAGATACAGAAACAATCTTGTTTGTCATCATTTTATATATTTACTTTGAAATCTTTAAATCTATTTTTTTTTTTAATTTTATTGTAATTGGTTCTTTATTTTTTTGATTTCCTGAGTAATTAGGAAATATCATTTTTTTTTTCATCATTTCTGCATATGTTTTTGTTTTTCCAACATTTGGAAAATAACGGAACGTTTTTTTTTGTTTTGTTCTTTGAACCATTTCATAAAAGGGGGTATGAATTTCATTACCCATACATTCTATCTGTAATTCTTGATATGGTGTTTTTTCTATACCAATTTTTTTATTTTTTTTATAAAAATATTCTCTAGAATATTGTAAATTTTTTATCATAAATGTCAGCAAACTTATATCATTTTTCTTATTAAAAGTGAATGATTTAAAACGATTTGCATATAAATGTAACAAAGTTAGATGATAGGAAGCATATTTTAATCCATTATTTAAATAATATGGCTGACATATATCAGTTGAATAGATAGTGATAATATTGTGATGATTAATATTAATTGAAGATGACTTTCCATATAATTCAAGAAATGGATGGTATTGATCTACAGTTAAATCTCCAGTTTTATCTAAATTTTTCTTAATAAAAGAAATACAATCAGAAATAACATTATCATAGTTATTTGTATAAACAGAAATTTTTGAAATTGGTATTAATTTTTTTTTCATATTATATATTTTTGAAGTTTCTATTAAATTATTATAAGCAAGATTGCCAATAATAATAACATCATTTCGTACTTTTAGAAAATTATCAATCAATTCATTCAAATGAGACATCAAATATTTAGGAGTATCCAAAGATTTTTTATTATAGGATAATTGTGAAATTTGTTTTTTTGTTTGGGTTAAATATAAATTTTCTAGTAATTGACATCTTTCATAAGTTTTTTCTACTTTAAACCATCCAGTCATTGGATTTGTTAATATCCTATACATATCCATAATTTGAAATTCTGGACGAACATAATGGATACCTTTAACTACAAATGTAGGGATTTTGTGATAATTAAATGACCAAACATATGATATATCTGCTAATTCATTTTCATATAATTCAGCTTGTATTTTATAAGTATTGGTGTGAAATGCTTCTTTTGCGGAAACTTCTTTAAATCCAGCCTTAACTAATAAATTTGCTATTGTTATCATATCTTTTATTGGGTCAGGTGAATAAAAATCATAATCTGGAAAGTCATTTGATGTATATAATGATTTTTTAGGATTTTTAGCAATAATAGCTTCATTGATAGCCATTCCACCAAATACTTTTCTTTTATTTTTAATAATATATTCTTTTACAATATCTGCTGCTTGTAGCATTTTTTTCTTTGTAGGTATAATTTTAACATCTAACACTTTCTTATTTTCAATGATTAAATTGGGAATATATTTTTTTACTTTATTTTTTCTATTATGTATATCTGTTTTCGTAATTTCTATATCACTCATTTATATATAATATTGAAATATAATAAAAACAAATTAAAAAGTGATAAGAAATTAATATAATATTATATACAATAAAACAAAGAATGATATCTAAAATTTTTACAAACTCTTTAAAAAGGGGAATATCGTTTAAACCAGTTAATAAAATTAATACATTTAATTATAATTCATTGAGAAGAATGAGTAACAGTGTAAGTAATTTTTATGATAAAAAAAATTTAACTTATGGTCATGGAATACCAAGTGAAATAGTATTTGGTAGAAATGAAACAACCATGAAACAAATTCCATCGATTTTAAATGGTGAGAAATGTGCTGTTCTTGGATATGGACCACAAGGACAAGGACAGGCTTTGAATTTAAGAGATTCTGGTGTAGAAGTTTGTATTGGGGTTAGAGAAAATGGTTCTTCTTGGAAAAAGGCTATTGAGGATGGTTTTATTCCTGGAGAAACATTATTTCCAATAGAAGAAGCAGTTGAGAAAGGAAATATTATTATGTTTTTATTATCTGATGCTGGTCAGATTGATATTTATCCACAGATTAGAGATAAGTTAGACAATAAAAATAAAACCCTTTATTTTAGTCATGGATTTGGAGTTGTTTATCAGGATAAAACAAATATTGATGTAGATAATTTAAAAAATACTGACGTTATTATGGTAGCTCCAAAAGGTTCAGGGAAAAGTGTAAGAACATTATATCAAAATGGTGGTGGAATTAATGCATCTTATGCTGTACATAGAGATGATTCTGGAAATGCTGAAAACAAGGCATTAGCTATTGGATTTGGAATCGGTTCTCCGTATATTTATGAAACAACATTTCTGAAAGAAGTATCGAGTGATTTAACTGGAGAACGTTCAGTATTAATGGGGGGAATTGCTGGTTTATTCAAAGCTCAATATGATGTTTTAAGAGAACATGGACATAGTCCAAGTGAAGCATTTAATGAGACTGTTGAAGAGGCATTACAATCATTATATCCATTAATTAACGAAAAAGGTATGGATTATATGTTTTCAAATTGTTCTACAACTGCTCAACGAGGTGCGCTTGATTGGTCTAAACGTTTTGAAGCATTAAATAAACCATTAATTGAAGAAATTTATAAAAGTGTTATTACAGGTAAGGAAGCAGAAAGAACAATTGATTGTAATTCTTCATCAGATTATAGAGAAAAATTAAACGAAGAATTAGATGAAGTAAATAATATGGAAATCTGGAAAGTGGGAAAAGAAATTAGAAAATTACGTTTTTAAACGATGTATATTGTATGATTATCAACATATATAGATATTAAATTTTATTTATATATATTTATAATAAAAAAATGTTAATTATTTATTGTTTTACTCCAGCGGCGTTATAATGAACTTGATCTTTGCCGACCCAATCATTATCGCTTATTTTTTTTTGACAGCAATCGTTAGCATCTTCACCAAAGATAGCAACTCTGGCAGTGACGTTATTTTGGTCATCACGATGATTCATAACAACAGAATCTTCAATTCCTAAGGAATTTGTTCTAATAATGATACAATTTCCTTTTCCGGCAGTGACGTTGAATTGTGATCTGTCGGCATTGTACATACCACATCTTACGATATCACCAACACTAAAATCTTGTGTACAACAAATATTATTATCAGGCATAGTTATTTATACTATAAATTAAGATTTTTATTTTTAGAAAGGTTTTAATTTATTAGTTAAATAAATAATAAAATTGAAATTAACAATAAATTATTAATTTAATTTAATGGAAATTTCAAAAAACGGTTATACCTTTTATATTGAAAGACTTGAAATCGAAACTGATAAGCAACTAATACAAAGAAGTTGGTTTATAGTTAATCAGTTAAATGATATTGAGAATGAAAATTTAGTAAAAGATTTTGAAAAGGCAGTAAGATTATCTCGTATTTGGCATAATATAAAAAATTTGAAATGTAAATATCATAATCAAATTATGGATACTATTGCTAATAAGCAAGTAAAACATTTTTGTTAAAATTTATTGATAAATGGAAAAATAAATAGTAATTTTTATAATAAAAAAATATATTTGTGTATAAAGATACTATTATGTTATAAATTATAAATATATGAGATGACAAATAAAAAAAATAAAAAAATAGTAAAAATAGAAAAAATTAAAGAGGAAAAAAAAACGGAGATAAAATCTAAAGAAACAGAAGATATATCTCCGCCAGTAATAGTAAAAAGAAAAAGGGGCAGACCAAAAAAAATAAAAACAGAGGAAGAAAAAAATATAATTAAAGTTAAAAAGAAGAGGGGAAGAAAACCTAGGATAAAAACAAATGAATCTAAAGATACTCCTATTGTTAAAAAAAAAAGAGGAAGAAAGAGGCGTGATAGATTTTATAGTTTAAGTACAGAACAAAAAACACAATTATTTGAAAAAAAAAGACATCAAGATAGTATTATTGTTAAATTAGCAATTGATGTTGATTCTATTGAAGAACAGAAAAATTTTAATAATGATAATTTATTTATTGAAAATAGTATTTTAACATACAAACCTAATTTAGATATCCCAAAGCCGTATGAACCGTCTACAAATGTACAAAATTTTACTAATAATGATGAAAATGATTCTTTACATAATAATAAATTTGTTTCTACAAAAAATGAAAATAATATAGAAAATTTAATGAATTCGTATAAAGAAGTAGAATATCATTTACACGAAAGGGGGCAATCAATAAAAACAGATGTAAAAAATACAATGAATGAATTTTCAGCAGCAAATAAAACAAATGAGTGGATAAATTCAACTAATATTCGTTGTTGGTGGTGTTGTCATGATTTTGATAATAAACCAATTGGAATTCCAACATTATATAAAGAAAATAAATTTCATGTTTATGGATGTTTTTGTAGTTTTAATTGTGCTCTTTCATATAATTTTAATACAGATGATAATAAGAAATGGGAAAGAATTGGTTTAATTCATTTATTGTATAAAAAAATCTATAATACAAAAGAGGTAAATATATCATATGCTCCAGAGAGAGAATTTTTAAAGATATTTGGTGGTCATATGGATATAAGTAAATTTCGAAATCTTGATAAAATTTTAAAAAAATATGAGGTAGTTTATCCACCAATGTTATCAATTATTCCTCAACTAGAAGAAACAGAAATATACGTTGAATCTTCAAACATGAGAAGATCAAAACAAGAAATACCTGTAGATCAAGATAGAATTCAAAGAGCAAGGGATAAACTTAAATTAAAACGTCAAAAACCACTAAGAGAGCATAATACATTAGAACAATGTATGAAATTAACTAGAAATAAATAATAGTAATTTATTAGAAACTTAAGATTTTGCGTTATTATTAATGTATAACTTTCTAATCTATTTTATAAAATGAATCCACCTCAGTTAAATTTTAACGCCTTATCAAATATAGAAAGAACTATACGCGCCAATGACAAAAATATGCAAAGTATAGCACCTCGTGTTAACTTAAATATAGATAATAGAATGAACAATTCTGGAAATGACAGATTATCTGATGATGAATTAGGTATGGATATTTTAGCAAATCCAAAAGTAACTCGACGAAGAAGCATAAACTCAAATGTTGATTTAGCAACTCCTTCTAATAATTTTTCTAATGATATTGGCAATGATATTGGCAATGATATTGGCAATGATAATGATTTTGGGAATTCAAATTCATTTAATTCTATTCCGAATATTAGCGTAAATAGAGAGGATGATATAGATTTGGATGCTGAATTAGAATCTGTTCATAGTCATCATAGTGATCAAAGTCAATCAAATTTACACATACCCAATGATGAAATATTTGGAAGTCGTCGTTCTAGTATTAATTCAAATGATAGATCTTCAATAAATTCATCTGATTATGACGAACCAAGAAGTCCTCGAACAATTCTTAGAGAAAAGAGAAAATTATTATTTAAATTAAAAAGATATGAAAAAAAAGGTTATAAATTATCTGCTAAATTTAGTGTTCACACTCCATTAGAAGAAATTCAATGCGAATATGAAACAATTAGAAAGGAATCAAATTTAGAAAATAGTTTAAAAGTATCAAAAAATATTTTAATTTCTGTTTGTTCTGTTTTAGAATTTTTAAATAATAAATTTGATCCATTAGATATAGTATTAGATGGATGGTCAGAGGAAATAAATGAGGATGTTGAAACTGGAGATTATGATGAAGTTCTTGAAGATTTATATGATAAATATGCTGATACTGTAGAAATGGGTCCTGAAATAAAATTACTAATGATGATTGGTGGTAGTGCTGTCAAATTTCATCTTTGTCATACAGTATTGAAAACAATAATTCCTGGTGCGGAAACATTATTAAAACAAAATCCAGGATTAAAAAGTGATATTGCCTCACTGATTCAAAAAAATGTTCCTGAATTAGATATGAATGATTTAAATGTAATGCCAAAATCTAGTGATAAGGCAAGTGGATTAGGAAGAATGTCTCAACCGCGAAGAGAAATGCAAGGTCCAACAAATGTTGATGATATAATTAGAGAATTAGAAGAAAATGATTTTGATAACATGGGCAGTACAAAACCAAAAGATTTTTCTATTGGAAAAAGACAAAAAAAAACAATAAGTCTAGATTTATAAAAGATTATATTTAATTATTAGTATAGAAAATGGAACAATTACAAGATTTTTTTAAAAATAATAGAGAAAATTTAATTAAGATTTTTATTGATGAAAAGTTAAAAAATGGTTATGGTGCTCTTTTTATTTCGATTAAAAGAAATTTAGATGAAACGCCAAAATCTATAGATGTATATTATTTAAAAATGATACAAATTCCAAATCAAATTCGCACTGATTTAATTCAAAAATATAAAGATGCCAACTCTGATACTAATACTTGTTTTTTTGTATTATTTGATAAGAATACATCTATAATTATAGAAGATAAAATAGAATAAAATTTTATATAAAAATGGTGTAATTTATGTATTATATTTTTTATATATCATAAAAGTATATAAAATATATAATGACATCACAAGATTGGAATATTGATGGTATTCAATTTAGTATATTAAGTAATGATGAAATTAAATATCGTTCTACACTTGAGATAACAGAAACAAAATTAATGAATAATGATGAAAAAGTTAAAGGAGGTTTATTAGATGAACGTATGGAAGATACAAATAATATAAGACCCGGAAATTTTGGACATATAGAATTAGCTAAATCCGTATATCACATAGGATTTAACGATATAACAAATCAGGTTTTAAAATGTATATGTTTTCATTGTTCTTCTATTATTTGTAGTAAAGATAATCCAAATTTTAATGATGCTATTAAAATAAATAATAAAAAAAAAAGATTATCAAAAATCAAACAATTGTGTAATAAATATACTAACTGTTCAGTATGTCAATCCATACAACCAATATATAATATTCATCAAGATGAAATTACAATTTCTTTTCAAGCATCAAGGCATGAAAAAATACCTTTAGAGGCAGACCAGGTTAAATATATATTTGAACGTGTTTCATCAACTGATTCAAAATTACTTGGTTTTGATACAAAATTTAATAAATTAAGTTCTTTAATAATATCAACTTTGTTAATTCCGCCACCAAGTATACGACCAACATTAATACTTGATTCGGGTATTCATTCACAGGATGATATGACTCATAAATTATTAGATATAGTAAAAATTAATAAAATTTTAAAAAATTTTATTAAAAATGGAGAAAATGAAGAAAAAATTCAAATATTAACTAAATTACTTCAATACAATATATCAATTTATTTGAATAATAATAAATTAGATATTCCCGCAAAAGGAAAATCTGGGAAAAAATATATATCATTTAAAGATAAATTTGATGGAAAAACAGGACGTATTAGAGGTAATTTAATGGGAAAAAGAGTAAACTACTCTGCTCGTACTGTTATTGGAGGTGACCCAAGTATCTCTATTGATGAAGTTGGAATTCCATATTCAGTTGCTATGAATGTTACATATCCTGAAAAAGTATTTGATTTAAATATTAATAGATTACGGAAAAATGTTAAAAATGGACCTAATATATATCCTGGAGCAAAATTTGTTATCAAAAATGGGAAAAAAATGAAAATAAATCAAAATTCATCACCTATATATATAGAAAATGGAGATATTGTATTTAGACATTTAAAAGATGGTGATAATCTTATTTTAAATCGACAACCAACGCTACACAGATTAAGTATGATGGGGCATAAAGTAAAAATTTTACCATATTCTACCTTTAGATTAAATTTAGCAATTACAGAACCATATAATGCTGATTTTGATGGCGACGAAATGAATATTCATTTTCCACAAACATTAGAAGCATCAACTGAAGTTAGAGAAATTATGATGGCACCTCAGAATATTATGTCTCCTAATCAAAGCGAACCAAAAACAGGATTAGTTCAAGATTCATTATTAGGTATACGAAAATTTACACTTAGAGATACATTTTTGAAAAAAAATCTTTTTATGAATATAATTATGGATTTAGAAAATAGTTGGAATCATCAAATACCTGTGCCAGCAATAGTTAAACCAAAACCAAAATGGACAGGAAAACAAGTTGTATCAACACTGTTACCAAATATTGACATGGAAGGTAAATCTAAAGGATATAAAAATTTTCAAAATGAACTTAAATTTACTTCAAAAAATGACACATATGTTAAAATCATGGATGGAATACTTATCTGTGGAATTTTAGATAAAAATACAATTGGTTCTAGGGCAAAATCAATTATTCATATAATCTTTAATGATATGGGATTTAGTAAATGTACTGATTTTATTAATAAGATTCAATATATATCGAATAGATATTTAATGCTTCGTTCCGCTTCTGCTGGAATTAATGATTTAGTTGTTGAATCAGAAGTACGGGATAAAATTAATAATAAAGTAGATGAACTTATAAATGAAGCAAATTCCAAAACAGACGAAAATGATATAACACCTATTTTAAGTAGAGCACTAAAAGAAACAACTAGTATTATTAAAAATAATTGGAAAAAAGAAAATAACTTTTATCAAATGTATACCGCAGGTTCTAAAGGTAAAGATAAAAATATAGGTCAAATGATGGGAGCAATTGGACAAAATACTCTTTCTGCTAAAAGAATGAGATCAAGTTTTAAAACAAGAACATTACCACATTATGAAAAAACTGATAATAGCCCAGTTACAAGAGGATTTGTTAAAAATTGTTATATTGTTGGTCTTGAACCAGATGAATTTTATTTTCATACTATTTCTGGAAGAGAAGGTATCACAGATACAGCTGTTAAAACAGCATCATCTGGTTATATTCAAAGAAGATTTATTAAATCAATGGAAGATATTTCTGTTAAATATGATGGAACTGTTCGTAATTCAATGAATGATGTTCTACAATTTTTTTATGGAGGTGATTCACTAGCTACAACATCTATTGAATTATCTGAAGTATCAAATTTAGAATTAACTCTTAATAATTTTAAAAAAAATATTAAAACATCAGGTAATTCTACAACTGATAAAAAATTAATTAAAGAAGAATACAATCAATTAATTGCAAATTATAATTATTTACACAATAATAATGTTCAAAATAAATTTTATTTTCCATATGATTTAGATAGAGCAATTTTAACAATTCAAAAAAAAACATATAAAAATGATTCTATATCAATCTCATATATTGTTAATCAAAAAAAAAAATTATTTGAAAATATTAATAATATGTATCCATTGCCGATTCAAGACAAAACTATAAAAGAAGAAATATTAAACGAACTTACTAGATTTGTAAAAATACACGTATATAATGAATTATCTATTAAAAATATTTTATATAAATACAAACTATCCAAAACTCAATATAAAAATCTTATTGATTATATTCAAAATCAATATGAAAAATCACTTATTCAATCTGGAGAAGTTGTTGGTATAACTGCAGCACAAGCATTTGGAGAACCAACAACACAAATGACTTTAAATACTTTCCATTCTGCAGGAATGGCTGGAGCAAATGTTACATTAGGTGTTCCTAGAGTAGAAGAAATTATTAAATTTAAAAAAGAAATATCTGCACCAACTATTTATTTAATACCACATACTAAATTATCTAATGATTTAAAAAATTTAGACAAAATTACAAATAATTTAGTATATCATGAATTTAAAGATATTATATCAGAATATAAATTTGTTTCAAATGAAACAGATGACAGTAAATTTTACTGGAAATTAATTATAAAATTTAATAATATTAAAATTTTTAATCTAACCATTATTCGAAATAAAATTAAACAATTTCTTAATAGTTATCCTAATATAGTTACTGAATATGAAATCAATTCTATTAAAAGTGAAGAAGTAATTATTCTATTAAATAATGATAATAGAAAAACAATTAAACAACAATTACATTCTTTAGAACTCTTGAAAAAAAATTTATATAAATTTAAAATAACAGGAATGAAAGGAATTAAAAAAGCATTTAGAATTGAAACAGAAACATTAATAAATCAAGACGGACAAACTTCTTTGAAAAAGATTAAAAATAAAATTGCGTTATCTAAAAATATGATTTATATTGAGGGAACTAATTTACAAGAACTTTTACAAATAGATGGAATAAATCATGCTTATACTATTTGTAATGATCTATATCAAATAAAAAAAACACTAGGTTTAGAAGCAGCTCGTTTTGGGTTTATTAATGAGATGAAATCAATTTTTGATTTTTATGGCATTCATATTACAAAACATCATTACGAATTATTAGCCGATTGCTTAATGTATAAAGGTAAATTTATGTCAGTTGATAGAAATGGAATTAATAGAAGAAATACTGGACCTTTAACACGAGCATCATTTGAAGAAACTTTTACAATGTTTATGAATGCTGGAGCATTGGGCGAATATGACGGATTATTTGGTGTTAGTGGTAATGTAATTGTTGGTAATAAACCAGATTTTGGAACTGGATTACCTCATATTATAATTTAATTCTAATTATAATTTTTATTTCTATATTTATAATATAAGTTAGAATCAAATATGAATGAAGAAAGTAAAATTGTTAAAAATATGGGATATAATTCATATTATATTAAAAAAATAACATCGATAAAAGATTTAAAAAAAAGAAGAAAATATTTATTTAAATTAGTTAAAAATTATTCAAAATTTCATAATATTAAGTGCAATATTAAATCACAATATTGTAAAAATATTCAATATGGAGGAGATGAAAATATTACCAATTCAGAGAAAAAGAAAAGTGCTAAAGAGCTTTTAAACATATTAGATAAATATATTAAAAATTTAGAACAACGAGAAATTAAATTATTAGAATTAAATAAAATTGAAACCAAAACATTACGTTCTGAAAATACAAATTTTGAAAAAAATAATAAAATATTGGATTCGGAAAATAAAAAATTTAAAAATGATCTACAATCTATGAAATTAAAACTTATTGACTTAGAAGGAGAATTTAAAATTAAAGACAATTTGTCAATAACAAGAATAAAAACTTTAGAAAATATATTTATAGATTTTACTATTAAACAAATTATTTTTCTTAAAAGTATTTTACTATGGGCATATACTCAATATAATTTGTATAATGATTTAAATACATTACTAACATTAATGAAAACTTCTACCCATTTTAATGCTACTTCCATTGCTCAATCAAAACAAAATAATGAACGACTAGATTATATGAATACGACAAATTATCCTTATTTACAAGATGCTATTTATTCATTTAATTTGTGTATTTGTAGTCTATTTGAAAAAACTGGAATATTAATACCAAGCGATATAACTCCAATTATTACTACCAAAGATAAACATTTAGGTTGGATAAATAATAATGATAATAAAATTGTTTACAAAAAAGGAGCATCTTTTGTAGATAAAGATTCTAAAATAACATATACTAAAATATCAGGAAAAGATATCGATATTAAAAATTTTGATGAAATATCTAAACATATTATTGATATTGATGATGCTAAAGATAAATTGGGAAAATGTCGAAGAAGAAAATTAAAACTTATGATTGATGAAGGATTAAATATTTTAATGAATGGCTGCTCGTGTGAAACAATGTGCACATATCAATTTGAAAATAAAGTAATCCATTGGTGTAAATTACCTACTAAATCTACATGTGCAAGAGGACTACAAGGTCGTATGACTACGTATAGTAAAAATTGTAATCCATTAAAAAATGCTAATAAACATGTTGATATAACCGAAAAATCAGGTAAATCAAGAATGAAACAATATTATATTGGTTCATATCCATATGCATCTAATACAAATGAAAAAAATAATAAATATTGTATATACGATCCAAATAGTAAAAAAATAACATTATCTAAAACTTGTAATAATATAAATAAGACAAATATAGAAGGATTATTAGAATACAGAGAAGGGGACATTCATTCTGAAAGATTGATAGAACTTCAGAAAAATATTGATAAAGCTATTAAAGAAATTAAAGCAAAAAAGATAAATTAAAATTGAATTGGATTGAACAGATATAAATCAAACATTCAAATAATATTTTTAGATAAATTACAACAAATATGGAATCTACTGATCGTACAGTCAACTTTTTTCTTGGTTCTAAAGAAATGAAACAACTTGATAATGAAACATCAAAAAATAAATCAGAACTTTATATTATCATTCAAAATGACAAACTTCAAACTGAAGTTATGTCTTTAAGAGAACAAAATTCCAAACTTAAGCACGATTTTGAAGAGTTGGAAACTGATTCTGATAAAACAGATGAAAGTGTAAGATATCTTCGTAATTTAAATAAAAATTTAGTAGTTCTTAGAACAGAGGATTCTCAAGTTAATCAAAAATATAAATTTTTACACAAAGCAACTGATGCTATGAATAAAAAGTTTTCAACTTTAGTTACCAATATGTTCTACATTATGTTTATGGCATTATCTACTTTAGGTGTATCATTATTTGCATGTGTTTTTGGATATGGATTTGGTGTTATGATGTTTTTTACACTTGGTGCTATTTCTTTTAGTGTTTCAAAAATTTTCTTAAAATTTGACAAACATACTTATAAACAATTACAAAAAGAGTATCTTGATTATAAAACTAGTTTAACTCATAAACTTAAATCAATTACCGAAATGGAAAGAGGAATAAAAAAAACAGAGGAAGGACTCCCATCTATTATGGAATTTATTGAAATTGTTTAAAAATTATAAAATATATTTTATTAAATATAAAAATTACAGGACTGATTTTTTTATATTTAATTTATCCATTTATCATCTGATATATAATATTCTGATGCAGATAGAATTTCATCACTATATTCAGCCTCATTCAATAATCTATCATATACTTGTGTCAATAGTTTTGTATCAATTTTAGAATTATGACCATATTTATCTCTGATTTCTTTATTAATATTATATCTATCGCATAAAGCATTTAATGTATGTGATTTTTCCATTGGATTTAATTTTCTAGAAAATTTTAAAGTACATATTTTATCATTAGTTAATGGTTTTTTTTTACCTCTTTTTAATTCAGAGTTAATAAAATGAATATCAAATTGAGCATTGTGAGCAATTAATGTAGAATTTCCAATAAAATCTAAAAATTTATTCATAATTTCTGTAAATTTTGGTTTATTTTTTAACATATTTGCATCCAATTTATGACATTCTTGTGCCTTTTTACTTGATTTCTTACCACAAGGATTAACATATGAATGCCATGAAGAACCTACTTTTCCATCTATCATCTCAATTGCACATATTTCAATAATTCTATCTTTATAATGATTTAATCCAGTTGTTTCTACATCTATAAAAACTTTTCGTTCTATTGTCTTAAGTGTTTTGTTAATATTTACTAAAGATGGAAATCTATTATGAAAATTATAAGAATTACTATAATTTGTATTTGTAATATTACATATATGATTTGAAAATTTAAAATTACTCTTGTATATAAATGGCGAACTAGTATGTCGTATTACTCTATTTAGTAATTTATGGCTTAAACTTAATCTTGAAAACATTTTTCGTTGATATTAATTTAAATATCGTTTGATTAATATTTATTAAAATCAATTTTGATATTTTATTTTATTCGTATTTATTGATAACAAATCTACTTAAATAAATAAGTCTTTATTTAAATAAATCATTATATTGCTACTATGCAAGATAATAATATTCCTTGGATTGAAAAATATCGTCCATCAAAATTAGAAGATATAAAGTCTCAAGATTTTATAAAAACTTCATTGCAAAAATTAGTTGAAAATAATACTATACCACATTTATTGTTTTTTGGTTCATCTGGAACTGGTAAAACTTCGTCTATTTTAGCCTGTATTAAAGAATTAGAGGCAAAAGGATATATGGTTTCAAAATTAGAATTAAATACTTCTGATCAACGAGGTATTAAAACTGTTAGGAAAAAAATAAAAGAATTCGCAACAACACAATCATTTTTTAAAAATGGATTAAAGATTATTATTCTAGATGAAGCAGATTATATGACCAATATTGCTCAATGTGCTTTAAGACAAATAATAGAAAAATATTCTAAAAATGTTCGTTTCTGTATAATATGTAATTATATTAATAAAATTATACCAGCTATTCAATCACGATGTATGAAATTCCGCTTTTCCTTATTAACTGATGATGAAATGAGAAATAAAATTGAGTATGTTGTAAAACAAGAAAAAATTAAAATTTCAGATAAAGCTATTACAACTATTATATCATTATCTGGTGGAGATATGAGAAAATCAATTAATATTTTACAAACTATTCCTATATTTTGTAAAAACAAAATTATTGATGATAGTGATATTCGTATCTGTTTAGGATATCCAACTGAAAATATAATTACAAATATATATGATATTTTATCAAATAATAATAAAAAAATTAAATCAAAATATAATTTAATTAACGATATAATAAAAAAAAATGGTATTTTATTATGTAATTTGTTAGAATGTTTACATAAAATAGTTTTAAAAAATAAAGAAAATTTTACTAAAAAAAAATTAATTTATATTTTAAAAACGTTTGCAGTAATTGAACAACATCTTATACAAAATGTCAATGAAAATATACAATTGGGAATACTTGTATCTAGTTTTTCATAATTCGTTTAAAATATTGTTTTTATTTATATATACAAATAATACAATCATGTTTAGTAAACCAATAATTAGAGATGAAGAAGAAGAAGAAATTCAACCTGAATCAGATCAAGAACAAAATAATATAACAGAACCAGATATGACAGAAGTAACGTTATCACCTTCAAGTGAAGAAGATATTATGTCTAATGATGAATTTGATCCAGATTTTGAATTAGATAATGAATATTTAGAAAATTATGAAAATGAATTAACCTATGGTGATATTTTAGGTCAATTTTTAGAAGATGATATGGGAAAAAATGTTGCTGAAAATTTAAATGATTTAGTTCAAGGGATTAATAATTTGAATTTAACTGATTTAATTAAATCAATTAATCAACAATCAAAATGTATTATTAAATTACAAAAAACGGTTGAAACTGGAATCGCTACAATTGTTGAAGCAATGAATTCTAATAAAAATACATCTACTAAAAATAAAAAATAAAGTATTTAAAAAATTGACATTTTTTTTTGATGACACTAATTTAAATATTTAAATTTTGATTTAAATATTTAAATTAATATATATCACTTTACTTTATAATTAACTATATCGGGTTGTTATATCACCAAACCAATCTGATTTATATTCATCGCAATTTACTATTATACTTTTTGTTTGTGTATATTCATAATATGAATCAATACCATTTTCTCTGCCAATACCACTTTCTTTTGTTAAACCTCCCCAAGGAGAAGAAGGATCATTTTTATGATGATCATTTATCCAAATTATTCCTGAATCTATTTTTTGAGCAACTGTATGAGCAATTGATAAATTATTTGTCCAAATTGAACATCCTAATCCATATTTTGTACTATTGGCTAATTTAATTGCTTCTTCTTTTGTTTTAAATGAAGAAATTGCGACGACTGGCCCAAAAACTTCCTCGTGAAATATAATATTTGTATGTTCTCCCATTATAACTGTTGGTTCATAATAATTACCGTCTTTTAATTTTTCATATCTTTTTCCACCACAAAATAATCTACCACCCTCTTTAATAGATTTATTAACAATTTTGTCAATATAATCTAATTGATTAGCAGTAATAACTGGACCTAAATGAGTTTTTTCATCAAATGGATCGCCTAATCTCAAATTTTTTACTTTTTTTACAAATTTATTTATAAAATTATCAAGAATACTTTCATCAACTAAAATACGAGTTCCAGCAATACACGTTTGGCCGGATGCAATAAAGGTACCAAATAATGTTCCATTTACTACATTATCAATATCTACATCATTAAATACAATCATTGGCGACTTTCCACCTAATTCAGCAATATATCCACATAAATTTTCACCAGCAACTTTACCAATAATTCGCCCAGTTTTAGGACCTCCTGTAAAATCTATTTTTGAAATTAACTCATTTTTAATTAAATAACTACCAGTTTCACCATCACCTAAAACTACATTAAAAATATTATCTGGCAAACCAGCATCTTTACATATCTGTGCTAATTCGATAATTGAATTTGGAGCTAATTCTGATGGTTTTACTATAACTGAATTACCAGCAGCTAAAGCAGGTGCCAACTTCTTTATAGTTATTAATAAAGGATGATTCCAAGGAGTAATTTGACATACTACACCCAAGGGAACTCTTTTTACATAGTTTAAATAATTACCATTAAATGGTTTAACACTATCTTCATGAACTCTAATTAAAGAACTATAATATTCAAACCATTCTGATAATCGTGATAATTGTAATTTCATTTCTCGTAAAGGTCTTCCTATTTGTTCTGTTTCCATCATTGCTAATCTATCTAAATTTTTTTCTAATAATTTCCCAATGTTTCGTAAAATTTTTGATCTAAATCTAGAATCATTAGCCCAAATACCTGATTTATAAGCATTATAACTATCTTGAATCAAATCATTAACATCTTGTTCATTACATTTTATAAATTCAGACACTTTTTTGTTATTTACTGGAGAAATAACAGAAATAGTTGTCCGATTTTCTAATAACTTTGTTATTCTTTTACCATTTTTAAAAGAACTAATCATTTTACCAATTTAATTATAAATATATATTTATTCTTAATTAAGTAATTTACATTAATATAAATTAAAAGAAAAATGATAAATTACCAGCAATTTATTACTGAAAGTGGTAAACTTAGTTTAAATTTTATTGGATTGGGTAAAATGGGTAACACTGTATGTAATAATTTAATTAATCCAAATTATTCATTATTAGGTTATGACCCATATACTACGCAAAATATTAAAATTAAAACTACAAATAATTTATTTGATTTTACTAAAAATCAAAGTATTATATTTTCATCATTACCAAACGATAAAGTTGTTAAAGAAATTTTTATTAATAAATCTCTTGCTAGTTTTATGAAATCCAATTCTATACATGTAAGTTTATCTACAATATCGCCTGAATTATCTAAACATTTATATAAAATACATTCTGAAAATTCTTGTCATTTTATTTCAGCACCAATTTTTGCAAGACCTGACGGATTAGCTAAAAAGGAAGCATATATACCAATCGCAGGAAATCCTGAAGTTGTATCTATTATTAAACCAATATTAGAAAAAACTTCAACTAAAGTAATATATTTTGGAAAAGAACCTGAAAAAGCAAATGTTGTTAAATTATGTGGTAACTTTTTAATATGCTCCGCAATTGAATCTATGAGTGAAGCCTTTAATTTAGCAGAATCATATGAGATTGATAGAGTAGAATTACATAAAATGTTATCAGGAACAATATTTGATTGTTTGATTTATAAAGGTTATGGACATAGAGTTTCAACACACGATCATACACCTTATGAAAATGCTCACTTTGCTTTAGATCTTGGACATAAAGATATGATATTAACTAAAAACGCATCTCAAAACAAAAACGTTGAAATGCCCGTCTTAGATATTTTAAATAACAAATTTAAAAAAGCAAAGGAAGAAAATTTAAATAAATTAGATTGGTCTGCTATTTCACTTATTTAAACTCAATAAATATTTAGGTAATTATGAAAATAAGGTATTTAAAAATTGATATTTTTTTTTTAATAATAAATAAAAAAATGCAAAATTCAGTTGAAGATGATTTTACGAAATTTGTTGGTGGAGCTAGTGTTGTATTGGCATTAACCGCAACTTTGCCACAAATATATTATAGTTTTAAAACTAAAACTGCTAAAGGTTGTTCCTGGTGGTTTTTATTATCTAGATTAGGCATTACCATATTGATGACAATTTATGGAATTCACTTGGGAGCAGAAATGTTAATTTTTTTAAATATTATTTTTTTAATCGGAGCATTAGTTATGGTTTATTATAAATTTGTAGAAAGTTGTAATAATTTAGAAATAGAACAAGAACAAGAAGAAGAAGAAAATATTCTTTAAATATTAAATTCAAAATTTTAATATTTAAATTAATATATATATACCACATGGAAGACTTATTAATTTGTACTTATGAAAATACTCAAAAATTTTCATTAGAAAACAGAATATTACCAGCTAAATGTTTAGATATTTATGATGGCGATACTGCAACATTTGGCGTTATTATTAATCACGAACTTTATAAATTTAATATGCGTTTATCTGGAATAGATACACCAGAAATTAGACCTAGAAAAAATAATCCTAATAGAGATTCGGAAAAAAAAGCAGCTAAATATGTTCGTAATCGTGTTTTACAATTAATTACAGATCAAGAAATTGACTTGAATAAAAATTATACTAGAAAACAAATTAAAAATATTTTAGGAAACAGTAGAAAAATTGTTTATTTAAAATGTGGAAAATTTGGAAAATTTGGAAGATGTTTAATTAAAGTTTTTTTAAATGAAGAAGATTTAGATGATAAAACTAAATCAATTAATAAAATTTTACTTCGTGAAAACTTAGCATATCAGTATTATGGTGGGAAAAAAAATAATGATTTTACATCTTATTTTAAAAAATAGTAAAGCAGAAATTGTTAAAAGTAGATAAATATAAAGCGTTTTAACTATAAGAATATATATATCTAGTTATAGATATAATTACATATATATAATGAATAAATCATTAATTAATCCATTTGAATTATTAGGAATCGATGAACAATCTACTTTAAAAGATGCTAGAAAATCATATTACAATCTTGCTATGATTTGTCATCCAGATCAAGGTGGGGATGAAAAAAATATGAAAATTTTAGCAAATGCATATAAATTTGTTGAATTACAATTAAAAAGTGTAAATAATGTAAATCAAAACATAGGAGAAGATTTGGAAAAAGAATTTGAAAAATTTAATATAAGTGTTAAGGCAGAAATTCTACCAATGAGAGATTTATTTGATTTAGCACACGATGATTTTAATAAAAAATTTAATGAAAAGTTTCAAGAAAAAGAAGAAGAAAAATATGAATTTGCTGAATTAGTAGCAGGTGACCCATTTTCTGCTGGATATGGATATTTAATGGATACTGATATAAAAAAAGAAGAGGAAAAAGAAATTCCTACTACTAGACAACGTTTTAGTAGTGAAATTATTATTTATAATGATCCTCAATTATTACCTAACACCTATGGTAATAATTTACGCTATGATATTACAGATATTAAAGATTTTACAGAAAATCAAGGAAATCTAAAAATGAATGATTATCATATTGCTCATAGAGAATTAGAAAATGTACCAACTGATTTTAAATCAAATATGGATACGCCAATTAAAGATTTATCAAAATTAGTAAAATTAAAAGAAGAAGAACGAAAAAAAGAATCTGCTTCATTTAAATTACAACCACAAATCGAATTAAATTTTAATTAATTTATGGGGTCGAACTGTTTTTCGTATTCTTATTCAACTTTACGTATCAATAAAAATGAAAGAAAACGAAAGTAAATCAAAGCAAAATTAAAATTGAAACAATAATTATAATATTGATATTTTAAGTA